TCAGCGCGCGCCTCCGGTCTGCTTGAGGAAGTTGGCGAACAGTTCGTGGCCCTGTTCGGTGAGGATGGATTCGGGATGGAACTGCACGCCCTCGACGCTCAGCGTCTTGTGCCGCAGGCCCATGATCTCGTCGACCGAGCCGTCCTCCAGCTGCGTCCAGGCGGTGATCTCCAGGCAATCGGGCAGCGTCTCGCGCTTGACCACCAGCGAGTGGTAGCGGGTGACGGTCAGCGGATTGTTGAGGCCGGCGAACACGCCCTGGTTGCGGTGGAACACCGGGCTGGTCTTGCCGTGCATGGCCTGGCGTGCGCGGACCACTTCGCCGCCGAAGGCCTGGCCAATGCTCTGATGGCCAAGGCAGACCCCGAGAATCGGCAGCTTGCCGGCGAAATGGCGGATCACTTCGAGCGATACGCCGGCCTCGTTCGGCGTGCAGGGGCCGGGAGAGACGACGATGCGTTCGGGGGCGAGTGCCTCGATCGCCGCGACGTCGAGTTCGTCGTTGCGTACCACGTGCACGTCGGCACCCAGCTCGCCGAGGTACTGCACCACGTTGTAGGTAAAGGAGTCGTAGTTGTCGATCATCAGCAGCATAATTGACCTAACCTATTGATCTTTAAAGAAGAAACCGGACTAAGCAAATTCTCATACCCGCTTATATACCCGCCTTTTTCTCTGCTGGCGGATGGCAAGTCACCGGTATCCACGCCATCGGTCAATTGGCCGTGACGCCAAACGGTAGGTCGTCGTTTTCACTGCGAATCTCTTGGAGTCAACTGAAAGCAGGGGCCTCTAGGGCCTCGGTACAATATCACAATACCGACGCCGGCTTCGGCGCCGCACTGCGTATCCGAGCCGAATGCGGGCCTGTCTCAGCGGTCCAAGCAACGAGCAGAAGATGGAGGCACCATGTGCGGCCGCATCACCCAGTACCGCTACCCCATCGAGTACACCGAGCCGCTCGGCCTGCAGCTGGTCAGCGGGTTGGGGCTGGTGTCTATCGGGCGGTACAACGTGCCGCCGCAGTCGCGGGTGCAGCTGCTGCACCAGGATGAGGATGGATTGCGTCTGGAGGGGGTTCGCTGGGGGTACGCCCCATTCTGGGCTCAGGGCAAAAGGCCGCCGGCGATCAACGCCAGGGTAGAGACTGCCGCGACGAGCAAGTTCTTTCGCGACATCTGGAGGAGCGGCCGCGCGATCGTGCCGGCGGACGGCTGGTACGAATGGAAAAAGGACGAGGCCAACCCGAAGCTCAAGCAGCCCTACTACATCAGGCTGCGCACCGGCGAGCCGATGTACCTGGCGGCGCTTGGGCAGTTTCCCCGCGGCGGCCAGGTCGACCCACGCGAGGGTGACGGCTTCGTGATCATCACCGCCTCGAGCGGCGCCGGCATGCTCGACATTCACGACCGGCGCCCACTGGTGTTCTCGCCCGAGTGCGCGGCGCATTGGCTCGACCCGGAGCTTTCGCCCACCGAGGCCGAGGACCTGGCGACGGAGCACGGCCTATGCGTGGACGACTTCGACTGGTACCCGGTCGGCCGCGCCGTAGGCAACGTGCGGAACGACGGCCCGCAGCTGATCGAGCGCATCAGCAACCCGCTGCTCTAGCCGGCCGTCCGCCGTACAGCACGCGCGATAGACACACGATACTGTATAGAAATACAGTATTCGAATGAACCTCTCCGACCTCTATCACAAGCGCCCAAGCCTCGACAGCTGGCTCGCCGCCTGGCATGACGGCCACGCCTGGCGCGGCCTGGCAGACGAGCATTACGCCTACCTGCGGGACCGGGCGAACGAGCTGCTGCAGCTCGGGGAGATCACCCTCGAGACGCGCAACCGCATAGCACTGGCAGCGTTCAACAGCTACCTGGCATATGTGCGCCTGAACGCCGAGGCGGCAGAGCGCTACGCATGGCACTACACCTACCAGGTGTTCGAGGGTGACCAGCTGGTTGCCACGGTCGGGCCGGAGGGCCACCTGTACAGCCGCGACCGCACGCTGCTGGGCTGCATCAGCGCCGACCCGCTGCATGGCCTGCAGCTCACCCGCAGCGTGGACTATGTCACCCAGGTAATCGGCACAGTCGATGGGCTGCTGATCACGCGATCAGACGGGCCGCCGTGGCGTCTGGTGCTGAGCAGTACGCCGGCCAAGCGCTGGGCGGCAGAGCCGACCCCGGCGAACTATCGACACACCTCATTCGCCGCGAGCAGCTCGCGCTCATAACCGATCCGCTGCCGGCGTTCAGCCAGAAGCGCCCTCACCTTCACCTCCAGGCTGTCGCTCTGGCGCAGGGCGGCTGACGCCCATGCAGGAACCGCAACCGGCTCGGTTCGGCACGGCACAGCGACCGGCACCTCGACCCGTACAACGCGCGGCTCAACCTGCTCGGCCGCCTGGCCGGCACAGCCGGCGAGCGCGGCAGCGAGGCACACCAGCAGTAAACGGTTCATAGGCCCAGCTCCTCATCGATTACGGCAGCGGCCGCCGCGCAGGCGTCGCCACCGGTGTGCGCCTGCTGCAGTCGATTGGCGGCCTGGTAGTCCTGCTCTGCCTGCTGGCGAGCGCCTGTCTGCGCCAGACGTGCCGCCTGCTGGCGTTGCTGCGCGGCCGCACGCAGCCCGGCAAGTGCATCGTTCTGGTCGCTTACCTTGGCAAGCAGATTGGTGCGAGTGACGCGGCAGGCCGCCAACCGTTCAGCGGCTTTCCGCGACTCCGTCTCCGAGGCCTGCAGGTCGCTGCGCAGCGAGCCGATGCGCCACTGCTGGCCACCGGCGACTAACATCACCACCAGCACCCACCACACCCACGCGGGCAACAACCGTAGCCAGCCGATCATGCCAACACCTCCTGCCCCGCCTGCCACAACGCCAGGCGCTGCGCCTGGCCGTGGGTACCGCCATTGATGCGCCGAGTGATGGCCTCGAACCGGCCGGCGTCGGCCAGTTCGTTGAGGTCGTTGCGGGCCCAGTACCAGGCGGCGGATAGCGCGGCCCACTCTGGCTGCTCGAGCAGGTCGGGGTAGTCCTCGAGGTTCTGGCCGATGGCCTCGCCGCAGGTGCGGTAGTTGTCGCGCCCGGTAAGCTGGATCAGCCCGCGCCCGCGGTAGCGCCAGCCGTCGCCGCTGGCGGCCGGGCCATTGCCCAGGCGCTCGGCATAGACGTGGTTGGCGATGGCCTCGGGCCGCCGCGCCAGGCGGTGCGCCAACGCGTTGGGCTGCCCGTCGGCCGCGCGAAAGCGCCCCGGCCAGGTCGCAGCCAGGCCGGCGGCGCTGTAATTGGGGTTCTCGGCCAGCCGGCGCAGCTGGCCGGACTCGTGCCCAACCTGGGCGAGAAATGCCGCGCGGCGCACCGGGCTGTCGATGCGATAGCGCGCCATGGCCCGGTTGAGTGCAGGGACAAAAACGCCCGCGACAGGGCGGGCGTTCGGGAGGATGCGCAGCAGCTGCTGCTCGGTCAGGGGCCGCATGGTTTTCTCCAGGCGAAAAAAAGCCCGCACAAGGCGGGCTCCGGAAACCACAGCTGCACACAGGAAGTTATGCAGGTAGTGGCGCTATGATGTCATCGAAACGTGAGCTGTGTCACCATATTGGTGCACGACAACCACGGAGTCAGGGATGAACCTTCACGGCAGGAGCGCCGGCAATGCACCGCGCTGCGCAACCACATCAATTCACTGTTGGCCGACGGCGCCTCGTTGGTCGGCCGGGACCCGGTCAGGCTGGTGTACAAAGGCCAGACCATGACCGTGCATCACGGGCTGCTGCTCAGCGAGCCGACCAACGCCGAGCTGATCGATGCCCTGAACGTTCTGGTCGAGGGCGACGACGGGGCCCGCGCGCCAGCGATCGAAACCTGCCTGCGGCACCTCGACGCCGCGCTCGCGCCCTACCCCCCTTTCCGCTACCGCGACTTTGAGTTGTATTCCGCGACGCCCGGCCAAACAGGCTGAGCGGCTGGGACAATGCGCCTAGACTACGGCCCACCACAACAAAGCGCCCGCAGGACGCGGGCCGGAGGAACGGGGAATGGTCAAGGCTCACATTCAGGCATTTGCGGCGGGCTGGGCGGCGCAGGCGATACGCGACGCGCTACCCACCGAGGTGGATTTTGCCGAGGCTGAACTGTTCAGCGAGCGCGACCGCGCCGCTGCCCTGCAGGAGCTCGAGCGGCTGGCCAACCTGCACCTCGCCGAGGCACTACGTCTCGAGGCGCTGTAGGCCAGCCGGTTGCTCGGGATGCGCCGCCGCGGGCGGTACGCAGCCTGCCTCCTCGAGCATGCCGGGCAGGTCCTGCTCGATCAGGTCATACACATGGTTGGCGCCCAGGTACGCGCCCGCCAGCGCGCAGGCCACCCCGAACATCGTACGGCGCAGCACGCGCCCTGCTGAAAATGCCATCGCAAGTTCCTTTTGCGGTTGGTCGAGCGGGCATCCTGCCCAACCCCACGGGCGACGCCCGTGCGCCGCCGCACAGATCAGGCAAACACCAGGTTGTGCGTGCCGGCCGGGAATGGGTTCGACACGTTGCGCCAGGTCAGCGTGCAGGCGCTGCCGAGGTTCTGGAACACGGCGCTGCCCTTGGAATAGACGGTAGCCCCGTCGACGGTCAGCGTGCTGAACGGCACGGCCGAGGCCGAGGCGAACGAGCCGTTGACCTGCAGCGTAACGCGATCAGGGTAGCCGGGGTCGTTCGGCGTGCCGGCCGTCCAGCTCAGCTCGAGTATCTCGCCGCTAGCGCCCTGCACAGCGGCCGCGCCGGGCTGCACGTTGGCGTATGCAGGGTCTAGCGAGCCGGTGATGTTCTTTGCAAACCCTGTTCCGGTCGAGGTCAGCACGATGCCCGCCAGCTTCGGAAACCCAGCCACCACACCGGGCATCATGCGGCCACCGTTTGGCCGATGATATCCCAGACGTTCGTGCCGACCTTCTTTAGGGTCACGGTCATGCGCGCGGTCATGCTGAGCGTGCCGCCACTCGGCGCATTGAGCGTTACGCCGCTCGCCGCGGCCAGGGTGATATTGCCCAACGCGCGTACGGTGATCTCGGTTCCGACCGCGAAATCCACCGATGCGTTTGTTGGCACGGTCAGGGTGATGGCGCTTGTCGTGCCGGGTCGTATGTAGTTCCAGGCGTCGGCCATGGCAAATGTTCGGCTGGTGGCTGTGGTGATGAGTGCGGACTTGTCCTGCAGGGCCGCCAACGCGTCAGCCAATCCGGTCAAGTTCGACGCCGACACTGCCTGCCAACCGCTTGGCGTCCACACGAACTGGCCGGATACGCCCGGCAGGTGCGCTACCCGCGCGAGGTCTCGTGCTGCTGTCATGCGATGGCTCCAATGTGTGTGCACCACTCGCCGAGCGTGCGCGGGCTGAGGCTGGACGGCGCCGGAAGGCCAAGCGCTGCGCCACACCAGTGGCTGCAGAACTGCGCGCCGGCCGTCTCGCGGTTGAGGTTGAACAGCTGACTGACGATCAGTCCGATCCAGCCATAGCGGTAATGATCGGTTTCGTGGAAGTAGGCCACGATGTGCGAAGCATCAGCCCAAGGCAGCGGGGCCAGGTCCCACTTATCCGGGTCCAGGTCGATCGCCTTGGAGCGCACCCCACCATCCATCGCGCTTGACGAGTAACACAGGCCGTCGACGACCAGTTCGCAATGGCTGTAGATCGAGCCCGTCCAACACTGGATGAACCGCGCCGTGAGCCGGGTATCGTGTTTGCGCAGAGCAAGCTGGACGGTCATACAAGCGCCCCCTGCAGATCGGCCGCGGGGGTGGCCATGATCGTCTGCGACGCCTGGTACAGCGCCGCCTGAACTTCCGGTGTCAGCTCGTAGTCCAGCACTGGATCGTTGCCATCCTTGATCTGGTCCTCGTAGCGCTGGCGGCGGCCAGTGAGGAAGGCGGACAGAATCTTGAACTGCTCGGCCTTGACCAGCGTGCGGCGCAGGTATTCCTCCCGGTCGATGCCACGCTCTGCTGCGGCGCGGTCTATCCATGGCGTGGATGCGTTTTCGGGGTCAGCGACCCAAGCGGCGGCCTGCTCGGCTTGTGTCGGCCAGGTGTCTTTTTCGAGCTGGGGGTAATCCGCCGTGAGCGCCGTTGTTGCGGCTTCGTAGGCGGCATTATTCGCAGTGACGCGAGCCTTGAGCGTTGCCGCAGCCACCTCGGCCGCCCGCTGCTCGGCGGTTATCATTCCGCTCCAGTCGATGTTCATGCGGACACCTCATCAGTCGGCAGCGGGATCGTGCCGTCTTCGGTCACGTGGATCGGTTCGGGGAAAGCCACAGCGTGCGATGGGTTCGGTCCGTGCGGCAGGCGCAGGGTCAGGTGTAGTTCGCCATCGATGCGTGACACGGGGCCGACGATCCACGGGGAATCAATCGCTTCCGACGCCAGCGTGGCGCCCTCTGGCAACGGGCCCAAGTCGAAGGCTTCGCCGTTTAGTGTCAGCACGTCGCCGGCGAGGGATGCGGTAAGGGTTTCGCCCAGGCGGACGGGGGACCAATTTATATACATCTCGTGCTCCAGTTAGTACCAGCGACCGATGGCGAATAAGTAGCACTGTCGATCAGCCGCAGCCTGGCTTGCTACCGCCGTATAGAAGTAGGTGATTGACGAAACGTTGCCGCCAGCGTTGATTGTAAATCCGTCTACGCTCGTCCTTGGCGCAGCAGAAACAGCATCCAGCTGTGTGAATTCAGCTGGATAAAGCCACGTTTTTCCTGTCGATCTCAGTGCCCCAAAAAAACCAGTTGTGATAGCTGTAGCTGGATCAGCTTTAGTAGCCACACATATCTGTGTGCCGTCCGCCCACCTGATGTACTCGCCGTTCGCATTGCTGCCGCGCTCGATGATGGCGCCCGTGGGCACGCCTCCAGATTGTGAGACGGTGCCGAGAATGTTGTTGCGCTGGTAGTAATCCGGCCCAGGAGCGACACCAGCAAGATCTGACTGTGTGGCGTAATAGCTCGGTAACTGGCCGCCAAGCCTGCTCGAATCCGCCGCCGTTCCACCAATCGGCAACGCATCGGCCACCTGAAACGCCGTCAGCACGTAAACCAACAGCACCGAGCCGACGACGATCCCTTCCGCGCTGGCCAGGACCACCGTCGTGCCATTGGTGGCTGCAAAGTCCTCAGGCGCCAGGGCTGCCCCATTGAGCGATACGAAGATAGCGCCCGGGGTATAGCCGCCAGGCACCGTGAATGAGGTTTGCCCGGTTGCAGTGGCAGTGATGGGCTCGGTGCGGAAGTAGCCGGATGCGGTGCTGCCGATCTCTACTACCGCCCCGTCGTTCTTCTTCATGAAGGCGCGGCCGTCTGCGGTGTTCAGCGCCAACTCCCCAAGCTCCAGGGATGCAGCAGAGGGTACGGCCGACGGCGTGCCAGACCGCTTATGCAGGATCTTGTCAGCCATGCGTCACCTCAGTATGTGCCGCCGTCGATGCCGTCCACGAATTCCAGCGCGTTCGCTGCAGCGTTGACCTTGACGATTCGCCCGGCAGCGCCGGTGAATGAAGAAGGGGTATCGGTGAGCGTGACGAAGGTTGTCACGCCGCTCGGCGGGGCTTCCATCACGAAGGAGCCGTCTCGGTAGACGAGCACCTGCCCGTTTGCGGCGCCGGTCAGGCTCACGTCGGACAGATCGCCAATGCTGGCCGCCTGAATAACGGCCTCGACAGCCGCGGTGAAGTTCGAAATATCTGTCGAAGTCAGGCCGTCGAGCTTGTCCTTTAGCGCTTTGCCGCCGATGACAACCGGCGTGCCGTCGCTGATGCGGCCGTAGTACAGCAGACCGGACGCCTCGGAATAGGCAAGCTCACCTGCAGCCAGGCTGGACGGTGCGGCGGTTACGTCGGAACGTTTGATGCGGATGGTGTCAGCCATGGTGGCTCCTCAGAAATGGCCGCCGTCTGGCGACACGGGTTCGAATCGGTTGTTGTGGTAAACCTTGAGTTGCAAGGTCAATGGGTTCCACCAGGTCTCGCTCTCATTGGCGCCGACTGGTTCATGGTCTTGGATATAGGAAATGCCGCCAGCCCCTACGCCATCACGCCCTGGCGGGCCCTGCTCGCCGGCCATAACGACAGCCGTCTCGGCGTCCGGCTCCAGGCCGACGGCGTATTCCGCGCCAGCCTCGATGACCAGCACCTCGGGGTCACCGCAGATTGCTACGGTGCTCATACGGTCACCTCGCGGCTCACGGTGACGTCCCCCTGCAGGTAGCGCTGCACGGTGCCGTCGGCGTACTCGACCTCGAGGTCGTAGACGGCCTCGGTCCATGTGAGCGCTGCGGTTTGTGCTGCGCTCAGGGTGCGGGTGATCGTGCCCGGGCCGGTGAACGCCAGGCCGCCGTTGGCGGTGGTCAGCTCGAGCAGCACCGCCCCGCCTACCTGCGCGCGGATCTGCATGCGGGCGGTGGCGCCGGTCAGGTCCACGGGCGGTTTGTAGATCAGTTGGCCGCCGCTGGGGCTGAGCCCGAACGCCGAGAGCGCGTTGATTTCCAGCGTGGCGTCGTCAACGACGCTGACGCGGTGCGGGCGCTCCGTTTGGGGCGATCGGTTTACGCCCTGCATGCCGCTCACGCCCTGCACCCAGGCCAGCCAGTTACCCGGCAGGCCGTGGTCGACGGTCAGGCGCAGCGGCGAGCCGCCGAGGGCGGTGATGGGCCGGTATTCGTAGCGCGGCTGCATCAGCCGCAGGGTGTCGCGCAGGGTCGAGCCCTGGATGATCGAGAGATCCAGTCGTGCGGGTTGCATGGTGGCTCCGTTGGTAGAGGGTCAGACCCAGGTGTAGCGATCGCCGCCCAGCTGGTTGCGGACGACCTGACCTGTAACCGGGTTGTGACTGCCGGCCTGGAAGTTGAAATGGTTATTCCACAGCGCCAGGCTGAAGTTCGCCCTATCGTTGCGGTCGCCTGGCCATACGTTGCCCGTGCGCCGGTACCCGGCATCGAGGCCGGACGGCGTAACCGCGGAGCTGGCGATGTACTCGCAGTAATTGGATGCCTCGCAGCGCAGCAACGCCCCGCGCACCCGGTTGGACATGCGAAACGCCACGTGCATGGTCAGCGCAGTGCCGGCCAGCGAGGTGGCGACCACAAGCGCGGGCGCCGGGGCTTGTTCGCGGACCGCCGGCACCGTCTGGTGCACGGTTGGCGCCGTGTGGGTTTGCGTCGTGGAGAACTGTGCGGCGTCCGTTCCAACCGTGAGCGTCTGCACCGTGGCACTGGGTGATTCGTCGACCACATAGCGATATTCGAAATAAGGTGCGAACGCCCCTCCGTCGATCGACACGCTGGCGGTAACCGTGCGAGTGATAACGGTGTTGTCCCAGTAGTAGCGCCCGCCCGGGCCAATGCCTGGCGTGCTCTTCACGCCCTGTACCTGCTCGAGCACTCGCACGCGCACCACCTGCAGCACCCCTGCGGCGGTGTACCAGCCCGTGAGCACGTACTCGCGCTCACCAATGGCGGTCGACGTGCCCACTGAGTAGCGGAACGACTCGCTGCATGGATAGCCAGACGAGGTGCTGCACGAGATTGGCTCGCCGTAGTCAGCAGGCCCGCCGGCGGACGGGTTGTAGAGGTAATCGCCCTCGCCCGTTTTGCCGCTGGCGTCGAAGCGCAGGAAGCGAATTCGCTGCTCGTAGTCGGCGCCAGGCTGCGACTGCAGCACGGTGCCTGCACACTGCGCGTAGCTGGCTACCACGCGCAGGGTCATTGCCGTGACTGCCGCGTTGAACTCCACCTCGACCAGCGAATAGAGGGTGCTGGTTGATAGGTCGATGCGGTAGGGCGTGGTTCCGAAGAAGCTGTTGCGCACGGCTAGCAGCCAACGGCGGCCGTCCGGGCTCACATCCTCGACGGTGAAACTGTTGAAGTCTGCCGGCACTCCGCCGAGCTGTGCGAACGACAGCTGAACGCTCGGTACGCCACTGGAGGTCAGCAGGGCATACGATCCGAAGTTCGCCAAGCTCGGGTCGGCCGCACGCCAGGCCTGACCTACCCGGACGCGGCGTGCGGTGACGATCTTCGTCCAGCAGGTAAACCCACCCTCCCCTGAGCCATTCAGGATGCCCACGCGCCACAGCGCGGCTTCAGGGTCCGCCAGCTGCGCCTGGACCTCGGGCATGCCGTTGTCCGCCAGGTAGGTTGACGGGCTCAGTTGGTCGCCGACCCCGGCGATGCGCCGACCGCTGGGCAGTTCGATATACGGCTCGCCCGTAAGCGGACGAACGTGCCTCCCGTGCCAGGCAAAGCCGAATTCGGCTATCTGGTCGTTCAGAGGAAGGTCAGGTAGTGACATTCTGGAACTCCATCACCACCTCGGCGCCGTTGGCATCGGTCATGTGCACCCGTTGCACGGCGCGCACGCTGAAAAACACCAGCCCGTCAGTGCTGGGGCGCTCGACCGCGGGGTAATACTCCCGGCTGCCCGCCGTCTCGGCCAGCGGGCTGGCAATACCGCCACCCTGCGTAGCGGGCGGCGGCGTGTACACGCCACGCCCGCGTGCGGCCGGGCGTGCGCCGACGGGCTCGACTGTAGGCAGGCTGCGGCGAACCGGTTGCGGCCGGGTCAGCCGGTTGATGTCCTCGACTACCTGCCGGCCGCGGCGGGCCTGTTCCATCGCCTCGCCACCTGCGCGCCTCGCCGCCTCGTTCGCGCGGCCGATATTGCGGCGGGCCTGTTCCATTGCCTGCCCGGAGGCTCGGCGTTCGTCACCTAAAGCCATTGGCCACCTCAGTAGGCGAAGCGGAACGTGACAATCCGGCTGCCACCACTCAGCCAGTCGCTGGCGTTCGGCGCGGGCCAGGCCCATCCGGTATAGCCGTCTGCGCTGAACGTATCGATTGCCTGGCCGAGCAGAAACACTCCGATGCCCTGGACGTCGATGCTGACCAGCACGGCCGGATCGAACGTGCCCGCCAGCACCGCGGTGAATTCGTTCGTGCTGGCGTTGGCCATGAGCGTATCTACCGCTGACGACCCAACGCCCGGCACGTCGATCGAGGCCGGCGCCACGCTGCCCTGCGGAACACCATTGAGCAGGTAGAGGCCCGCAACGGTCTCGCTCGCCGATACGGTTACCGTCACCGAGCGCGTGCCCAGCGCCGTTTCCAGCGCCTGTAGCCGGGCGAGCAGGTCATTCAACTGGCCGGCTGTCACGTCGCAGTAGATCAGGCTGCCGGTTGGCCAGTCCTGCTCGGTGGTGCCCTCCTGCGCGCGCGTGAGCGTTGCGGTGCCGCTGGCGACCACGGCGTCGACGATTTCCCAGCGGGTGCTCGCAGCGTCGCTCAGCGTCAGCCGGTAGCTGCCATCGGGCAACGCCAGGGCGAGCGTGGTCACGCCCGGCGCCAGTTCGACCAGCTCCGAGTAGTTGTTGACGTAGGCCATCACAGCTCCAGTGTGTCGTTGGGGATTGCCACCCGGTACAGGCGCTCGGCCGTGGCCACGTGCTCGTCGCGGTAGGCCTCGGGTATCTCGCGTGCGTCCAGGTCGAACCGGCGCGGGAATGTCTCGGCGCTCGGGTAGTCATTGGTGTCGTAGTTGCCGGAGAAACCCGGCTCGGCGTCGTCATACGGCGGGATCGGCTGGCCCGTGTGCGGGTCGTTGATCCGCCCGCCCAGCTGGGTGGGCAGCGCCAGGTTGCTGCCAATCTGCCCCAGCGGCGGCAGCGTGGTGTCCGGCCGTGCGGGCAGGCTGAGCGCATCTCCCGTCGTGCTGCCGGCCATTACGGCAATGCTCAGCGTGGTGGTGGCCACGCCAGAGCCCAGATCGAACGCATCGACAATGCGCCGGCATTTACCGATCGCGTGCGCGCCCTGGTCGTTCAGCTCGAGCGTGTGAACCAGGTCGACGCCCAGCGCCAGCGAGGTGGGCTCCTGCCAGCTCAGGGTGGTTTCCCGGTGCGCGGCGATGATGTCCGTGCTTGCGATGTGCAGCCCCGTGGTGATAGCCGCGGCCCGCCGCGCCTCGTCGGCGAGGTCGGTCGTTACGTCGCCCGTGGCATCCGGCGGCGCCTCGGTCCACTGCTCGGCCTGGTCGGTTTCGATGCTCAGGCTGTAGCTCGTGCGTTGCACGACCTGCTGCCCCTCGACCTGCCCAGCCTCGGTGGCCAGCACCAGCCGGTATTGCTCGGTGACGGTCTGCACCCAGCGCGAGCCGGCGGCGAACTGCGCCGACAGCCAGAGGTTGTCGAACGTGTTGATCCAGGGGTTTCCGTCGCCGCATGGGTTGGGCATGGAGAGCGGCAGCTTGGTCCCGGCAATTTCGCCGACCAGTTGGTAGCCGCCATCCGCTGCGGCATCCTCGATCATTTCGGTGGTCGGCAGTTCGGTCGACCAGGTGCGCCAGGTGCAGAACGCGCCGATGCCCGACAGGCCGTCGATGTCCGGGTGCTCCCAGCCGTAGTTTTCGGTGAGCTGCCAGAGCCGGCTGTAGCGGTAGTTGATCTCCAGCTCGATGCGGTTGGTGGTACTGTCGAGGCTCGACTGCTGCAGCTCGACCGTCTCGTAGAGCGTGGTACCGGGGCCGAACACGAAATGCGGCGCGGCGGCGTACCAGCTGGTCAGCCGCAGCTCACCCGTTACCGAGCCGTCGAGGCTGGCCGGCACCGAGCTGAGCCGCTCGAGCGCATAGTCCCAATGGCTGCGGCCCTCGACCGGCTCGAACAGATCGGCCGACCAGTAGCCGCCCACCAGTGCATCGATGGCCTCGACGCTCATGCCTTCGACGCGCTGCTGCAGGCGGTCGGAACACTCGCAGCTGAGGATGCGCCGCACCGGGTTCCAGTCGGCCTGGCTGATGGCGCCCGTGAAGCGCCGCGCCTCGGTTGTCTCCCCTGCGGAGACGCTGAGGTAATCCAGTGCGATGGCCTTGCCCTTCCAGGCCGGTGGCGTGACCGTTTGCCCGGGCGGGATGTAGAGATCGAACGAGGCAACCGCCGCTGCGCCCTCCTCCCGGTCTACCTCGACGGTGCCGGTGAGCTGCGCGGTGAGGTTGGCGCCGTCCACAACCAGCCGCAGGGCCCAACTGAACGCCTGCCCGCGCACCACATAGACAGGCTCCTGCGTAGCGCTGCCGGCACTGTTGAGCGGGGCGCTATTGAGCGGGGCAGCGTTGAGCATTTAGGTTTCTTCCCAGTTGATCGACCAGCTGTGCGTGGCGGTGCCGGCGCTCTGCGATTCGCTCGGCGGCTCGGCGAACACCGAGAACACCGGCATGTAGCAGGCCTGGTACAGGGTGGCGCCGGCCACAGGGGTGACGGTGACCACGCCGTCAGCGTAGGTGCACGGCACCAGTACCCACTCCCGCCCGATCAGCGCTTGAGCCCAGGGCGCGACGTCTGGCCGAGGCGTGTCGAGCAGCGTGAAGGTCGCGCCGGCGCCAACGTGGCTCAGCACCTTGGTGCTGCGCAGCTCCAGCGGTTGCGAGTAGTCCAGCCCGGCGAGGCCTGGCGGCATCCAGCCGGAGCCGGAAATGCTGCCGGCCGAGCGCTGCCAGTGCTGCATCTTCACTCCGGCGCCGTCGCTCATGCGCAGCACGGTAGAGCCGCCGATGGCGCCGATGCTTTCTTCCGGCGCACCGGCGTGCAGCACGATCGGCACGCCGCCGAGCATGATTCGTGGTGGGGACATTCAAGGGCTCCAGAAACAAGAAGCCCCGCGAGTGCGGGGCGGTCAGCTATGAGTGCGGCCGAACTTGGCCCGGGTGCGGCCCAGCAGCTTGTCGAACGAGTCCTGCTTGATCAGCACCTCGTACTCATCGGCGCCGTAACCGAGGGTCGCGCGCCCCCAGTTACGGAGCAGGTCCGCCCCGCCGCGTCCACTCACAGATTCCAGCAAGGCGGGGCTCGGCGTCGGAATGCTCGGAACGAAGCGCGGAACCGGCACCACGGGCCCACCACTGGCGTAGCCTCGCAAGCGCAGCTGATCCAGCGTGGCGCGGAAGCCGTTGCGCCGGATGCGCTCGAGGAACGCCAACGCCCCGGGCTCGCGCACAACCTCCTGCGGCTGCACATGCTCACCGGCGTGAACCACGCCAGCCGGTTGGTACTTGCCGCCCGGGCCGGTGTAGCCGCCGCCTGAGAAGCCCGAAGGCTCCGGGCCTGGGTCTTGGAGGGTATAAGGCTTGCTGAAGTCGTACTGCGCCCCGACCTGCACCATGATCTTGGTATCAGCGAGCGCCGACAGCGCCTGCTTCACCTGCTCCAACGCGGCATCGTCCATCTTGACGCTGACTGGCAGATCCTCCAGCGCCGCGGCCTTGGCTTTGAGATCGATCATCTCCGCCTTGATGGCGTTGATCTTCTCTTCGGCGTTGGTCTGCTCGATATCGTTCGCGGCCAGCTCGATGCCTTGCAGCTCCTTGATGAAGCCCTCAAAGCCGTAGGTACTCTCCCCAGCTGCCGCCAGGTCCTGCAGCATCTTCAACGCAGCTTGCGCCTGCGCCTTGGCGCCTTCGATATCCCCGGCCTGGAGTGCCTGACGGGCGCCGACCTTCAACGATTGCGCGGCACCATACGACGCCTCGCCACCGCCATTCAGCCCGGCCAGCGCCTTCTGGTACCGTTCCTCGATCTTCAGGCGATCGGCGCGAACCTTCTCAAGCTCCTGCGTGGCCGTCTTCTCGGCGGCAGCTAGCTGCTTGCCGGCGGCCTCGGCGGACTTGATCAGGCGAGACTGTTGGCTTTCGATTTCGGCAATGTACTGCCGACGGCTCTCAAGCTCTTTGTCCCGGGTTTCCTGCAGCTGTTCGCTTACCTGCGCCTCCTGCGCCGCCTCCCCTTCGGAGATGCCGTACAGCTTTTGCTCGAAGGCGCGAATCTTTTCTCCCAACTCTGCCGCCCAAGCATCCAGTTGCTCCGGGGCGAAGAACTTCATCAGCAGCGGAACAGTCCCTGAACCAAAGAAGCTAGAGCCTGTACGGGCGGCGTTTACCTCTTCCAACGCGCGCTTCATCTTTTCCAGCTCGCGCACCTGCTGCGCCGTCTCCTCGGAACCGGCGCTGAGTTGTGCGGCGGTAAAGGCGACCTTGTCACCGAAGCCAGCGAATTCACTAGCAACCGTAACGGTCCAGCCAGCAAGGGTGGCCATAGCCGCAGCGATCTGGGTCAGGCCCTTCACTATCTCAGGGTCGGAAACAGTTTCGGCTAGTTCGTTGATTGCACTAATCAATCCGCTGACATCCGCTTGCCCGATCGCTTTGTTCCAGCGATCAGTCAAATCGGTCATGGCGCCACCCACGGTATCGGGCAGCGTCTCGGCTTCCTTGCGCAGCACATCGAGCTGGGAGGTCAACGCGTCGGTGACGATGGAGCTAGTGAGCTGCCCCTGCGCTGCCATCTCTTTCAGCGCCCCGACCGGCACGCCGATTCCATCGGCCAGCGCCTGCATCAAGCGCGGCGCCTGCTCGGCAACACTGTTGAACTCCTCGCCGCGCAGCACGCCGGACCCCAGTGCCTGCGCAAACTGAATCACGCCGTTTTCCGCTTCTGCGGCACTTGCACCTGAAACCCGGAATGAAGTGGCCACCGCTTCCGTTACCTGGAGTATTTCGGCCTGGCTGCGCCCGGCCTCCTTCAATGGCCGGCTGATGCGGCCATAGAGCGTTACCAACGAGGCGACCGGGGCTTCCGTACGACGAGCGATGCTCTCAAGCCCGACCTGTGCTGCGTTGAACTCCCCCTGCGATTCCGTCGCCAGCTTCAAACGAGCATTCATCAGGGTGTAGGCATCAGTAATGGATGCCACACCCTGTACTGCGCGAACGGCCGCGAAGGCCCCGCCGATCACACCGCCCGTTGCCACTAGGGCGCTCGCGCCGGCCGCACGCATGCGAGTCTGATCCACGAGCAAGCCCTTCATCGCGGCCCGTGTCTCTTGCACGCGCTGCGTAAGAGCCCTTTGCGCCACCGCCAGCTCGGCCGCAGTCAGATTGCCTGAGCGGCGAAGCAACTCGTAATTTCTCTGGGTCTGTCCCAGCTCCGCCTGCAGCGCTCGGTATCGGTTCACACCCAGATCGGCACGGGCCGATTCCAGATTAGCCAGGCGCTGCTCACGGGTAACCTGAGCAAGCGCAGCAGCTCGGGCGCGGATGCCGGCAACGGCCTGCTCGTTGCGCCCGCCTGCTTGCGCTGCCTCTAGCTCCCTCGTGAGCCGTTGCTGCTCTATGGCTAGGTTGCGAGTATCCACACCGGCCGCCTGCAACTCGCGCCGGCGACCAGCAAGACGACCTTGCGCTGTAGCCTCGGCCCGCTCCAACCGCCGCAGCTCGTTCACCGCATCACGATATGACGCGGTCAATTCCTTGCTGGGGTTGGCCGTACGAGCCATCTCATTGCCGAGATCCCGAACACGCTCACGGGCGCTGCGCGCTTCGCGCTGGGTGCCCTCCAGACTCGATTCCAGCTCGCGGAAGGCATTGACCTGGCGGAGAGGCTTTTCCAGCGTCTTAATCAGGTCAGCATATTCCTTACGGAAGCCGCTAACGTTTTTGGTTGCCTGATCGACGTCAGCCGTCAGCCGCAGTTCTACGTCAGTCATGGTGGCTCACTTCTTTGAGGCCGCCTTCAAGGCAGCAATGAAATATGTCCATGGGTAGTAAGGTGCGTTGGCGTGACCAATCCGAATCAAGGCGTCCAGCGTGCGCTCTAGGCTGGCTACCGCTTCGCCGGGCTCGGCGTCACCCGACCCAGCAGCCCGAAAAAATGCGGGTTCAGCTCCTTGCAGACTGCGATTACCTTCTGCAACTGAGACGGCCGCATGGAGTTGATGCGGTCGTCGTTCAAGTCGGTCATTCGCTTGATTTCACCCAGGCCACAATCCTCGAACAGCGCGGCATCCAGGGGGTCATCGGCGGGCGGACTCAGCATTTCGCTCAGCCAGTCACGCACCTGCAACACTGTCAGTTCGCGGCAGATCACGGCCTGCCCATCGATGACGACTTCTCGGGTGTTGGTGGTTTGCATACGTTCTCCGGGCAATAAAAAACCCGCCGAAGCGGGTTGAGATGTAGGACATCTGAGGGCTAAAGCAGCGAGATGAAGCTGGTCAGCCCCCAGAAAAGAATGATCAGAATGATGGCCGCCGGAATTGTTGCTATTGCCCACTTGACCATGAAGCGGACCATCGCGACAAAACTCATGTTGATGTCGATAACGACGACGGGGCTCGCTCCGGGATAGAGCGCCGTCACCTCTCGCACTTCAGAGGAAATCGACTCCAGCTCAGCACGCCTCGCCTTCCGCTCAGCAGCTTCGCGGGCTATCTGCTCCTTGTACGACTCGTAGTTCACACCGCATTTCACGCAGTCGTGCGGGCTTCTCTGCAACTCGCTCAAAGTTGGCTCATACGCGCACTTTGGACATTTCATCTGGTTTCCCTCCCATCGATCTGGCCGGGAATGTACCAAAACGCCAGCGCCAAAGCCCAGCACAGGGCCGGGCTTTGCGGTGAACCGGAAAAATCACATCAAGCGCGCATGCGGCCCGCGACAGCGGACAGAATCTCTGGCAAGTGCTGCTGTTTCACGGCGAAGCCATCACTGATGACTGTCGCCAGCCGTTCGGGCGTCACTACAAGCGCCTCCGGCCTAACCGTCTTCACCTCCATGCTGCCATCGGCGCTAAAGCCCAGAAGCATTCGGGTGTTCAGCAACGCTTCCAGACCGAAGCGCTCGACAGCCGTGAGCTCCTGCTCATCGAGCAGATCACCATGAAGGGGCTGATGGTCCGCACCTGCGCGGTGTGCCACCTGCAAAGGCGGCTGGCCTAGAGCCTCACTGAGTTGCACGCCGAGCAGGTTGGCCGACGAACTCTCGTCGAATCCGCTCAACCGCGCACTGGCTTGCATGCGCGCGCCGAACTTGTTCTGCAGGTACTGGGCACCGACCGTCATGGCCTCAAGCGCGGCCGGCACGCCGATCAGAGCGTTGGAACGCATGGCGTTGAGTACCGGCGCAAGCTCTGCATGCGCCCGCACTACGCGCTCGCCGGCCTCGCACAGCGCATAGAGACAGGCTAGATCACGCTCATCCACGTCGACCGCGCCGGGCGGCAAGCCATGCAGTTCGGTGATGACACCGCGCAGCCACACCCGGTACCGCTCTGCACGCTGAGGCTCCGCCATGTCAGCAGCGCGCAGCGCAGCCTCGGGACTGATGTACACCACCTTTTGCCGCCCGCGAAGCTTGATGCATTTCTCCTGCTCGGGTAGCCCGCGAGTGATGCGATCCGAGGTGCCACGAAGGCGCAGCGCATTGATGATGTTGGCGGCGCCGAACCAATAGCGTCCAGCGCGGCGCAGCAAGCCGATAGGACGGGTTTCGAAGGCCAGGCGGCGATGCTGCTCATCGGTGCCCATCAGCGGCGCGGCGCTCTCCGCCAAGGCTGCCTCCATCTGGTTGAAGGCATTGATGTAGGCCTCTTTGAACTTTCCCGCGTCTTTGCCGGTGAAGCCCATGCAGAGGAAGGTGAAGCCGTCTCGGGTCATGCGAAATACAGGTTCTTCGCGAGTGGCACCGTTAGGACCCGGCACTCTCTGGAACGTCGGCTCAAAATTGAGCTTATGAAAATCTGGCGAGCATTCGAGCGCTTTGATGGCCCGCATCACGTTCTTGTGCAGCTTGCCGAAGCGCTCCGCTACAGCCAGGCTGGTCGTGGTTGGGTGCCCATCGACGAGCTCCAACGCAACCTCAATGTGCTGGGTTGTGGTGGTATTCGTAGCGGCTGTGTTGCCTGCATGTTGGGTTGTGGTATCTTTGCTCATGTGAATCGACTCCAAATGATTTGCACCGAAGCCCTGGCCTGCCCGCCGGGGCTTTTCTTTTCTACGTGCGCGCAATTTTGCGCTCACGCTCAGGCTGCAGCTTCCTGCTCTCGCCATCTCGCACGCTCCAGTTCGTACACGAGCTGAGCGTTCATCGAACGCCCCTCCGCCTTAGCCTTGTCCTTCAGCCACTGAGCCAGCGTGGTCGGCAAACGCACCTGGCTTCTGTAACGGTCATTCATCGCCTTCCCTCAGAGACATATTTTCAGTGTCACGAGCAGGATCACATGACACCAAAAATATGTCAATTGAGAAAATGACACTAAATCGGTGTAAATTCTGGCGCCATGGAGACAGACGACCGCTACACCAGGATCACGCTCAGGCTGCCGAAGGAATTGCACGCGCAGCTCACGGCGGCGGCAGACGAAACCAGCAAATCTACGAATGCTGAGATCGTTGCTCGCCTTCAACAAAGCTTCGCTGACGAGCCTCATCGCCCGCCTCTTAGCAAGCACGAAGCGGCGATTCATACGCTGACCGCGATGTACCGCGAAACGATGGAAAGGATCGCGGCGTGGAAGACGCTCACCAACATCAGCGAGATGGACAAATTCGAGCTGATGCACGAAGAGTCCACCGCCCGCTATCTGCGACACGCCATTGCCCGCGCTGCGCTGCCTGCGGAAGAGAGAGCGAAGATCAGAAAAGAAGGCCGCCCGCTGGGCATCGATCCCGAGGCCTACATGGCGGCCATGATCGCTGAGAACACTAAGCCAGACGAATAACAACCAAGCCAAGGATCGGCAATGCCATCTGCCAAGCCAGATAGATCATTGATCAAAGCCGCAGTGAAGGCCCGCTACGGCTGGGACCGGCCAGTCGATATTTTTGAGGAAGTTCAGGATGCAGTGCTGATGGCGGTATCCGATGGAGCAATCACTATCCCCAAGGCTGAGCAGCTCCGGTTCGCCCTGATGCGCCAGCTCCAGCACGGCTTCTTTCCTTACTCGACATTGCAAGTTGCATTATCGCGCGCCCTCTGCCCAAACGCATGGTCCCCTGAGATTGAACGGGACCTCCTGATATTCTTGACTGCCGTATTTGGAAGCGACGATTCGCATTTTGCCTATGCCGATTTGGTGCGAGAACACCTGCCAACCCTAGGCTGCATTTTCGATCAGCTATTTGACTCTGCACCAGAAGGCTTCTCATTGGACGCCAAACTCTGCGACTTCACCGGAAGCTTCGAAGGAAAATCCCGCAGGGAATGCTACGAATTGGTAGCCGCCAACGGAGGGATCGCTTCTGACGGCGGCTGGTATACCGACTGTTTTTTCGTGGCCGAAGAGCACTACCGCGAGCGCGTCATATCAAGCGGTTTGGCCTCTTCGATCATCGCTCGAGCCAGATATGGTGTGACCCGCATCTATCGGGAGAGTGTTTTCCGATATAGCTGCAACTGAAAACATCCGTGTCAAAGGCTTAGCCCAGCGCGCGACCGGGCTTCGCTGCAGTGATACGGCTTTGTGTTGCCGGAGGCGGCTCGGTACTAAAACCGAACTGCTACATCCGAGAACGGAGCACTTTCAATTTCGCGGCAGCCAGAGCGTGCTTGGCAGCGATGACCGAGTTGCTGGCAGACATAAGGACCCCTCAGAAAAATGCCCCGCATGGCGGGGCGTTTGTTTTTCGGTTACGCCGCCACCGGCAGCTCCTTCTTGACCCGGAAGTACTTCGACTTGCCGGTGCCAACCTTGGTCGGGTCGCTGATGACCTTGCAGGTGGACTCCGCGCCCATGAAGTCATCGACGCTGAGCCAGTCCTGCGAGCTGGCGGGGTTGAGGCGGCATTTCCAGAACCGGGCTTCGATGCGCTTCTTCGTGCCGGCGGCGTTCTCGCCCTCGAACAGCAGCTCCAGCTCCAGGCCGGAGTTGGTCAGGGCCTCGACCACATCCACCGCGGCGGACTTATAGTCGACCGAGACGCTGTACGGCGTACCTGGCGCCGCGGCGAGAATGGCCTGCTCCAGCGCACCGCCGGCGACCACTTCAATGCCTGAGCCGGTCATAACCCAGTCGTCGAACTCGTCGAAGGTAGCAGTGCCCGGGGCGCCGTCCACGACGTTGGTGACCCCGTCGATCTCGAGCGGCATCTGGTCTAGCGCGATGGTGCCATCAACCGCGGCGACATGCTGCTCATCCGTGTGTGTCGCCGCCGGCACGGTGGTGGTATCGCCCCAAAGGATGCCAGCGAGCACCGGCGTGAAGAACTCGCGGAAGTTGATCGCAAGGCCTACGCCAGTGATGCGGTCCACGGAGTCGTACTCACCGCCCTGCGGGGTGGTGGTGTCGCCCAGAGTAAGGTTGTTGGTTTCGATGGTGGTCTGGATGGTGGAGACCAGGCCGCATTTCTGGAACGGCAGGCCGCTGCCGGCGACGCGCATTTTCAGGTGACCGCCAATGACGAAGGTTTCTTTCTGGACTCCCATGAATCAGGCCTCCTGAGTGCCGACGACGATGCCGCGGGCGATGAGGGTTGCGCGCTGGGCCGGGGTGACCTTGAGCTTGTCGCCCTTGTCGTACGGCTTGCGCTGGTGGGTATGTGGCTTGGCGAGAGTGACCTCGACCAGGTCAGGCGCTTTTTTCAGGACGGCCGAGTCCCCCGCCGGGGCGGCAGTAGCGTTGGTGGTCATGTGCGTTACCTTTCGATGATGGTGTGCAGGTGCACCGGAATCAGCACGCTGGCGGCGCGCTCACCGTTGCCTGGCGGGAATTGCTCGGGCGGGCCAACCGTGATGCCCTTGATGCCGCGCGGGAGCCACCGAGGGAACTGGCCCTCGGCTGGCATGAGTACGCACAGCAGGTCGTGCTCGAGGTCGTCGAGCGCATCCTCGTAGTTGTCCAACCCGACATCGACCGCACCAATGACGTAGAAGCCATTGAACTTGATCAGCGCTCCAGCGCCGGCTTTCGGCGCGAGGTCCTTGCCCTTCTGCAGGCAGATGATCGGAAAGCCGATATCGGCCGACTTGAGCACCTCGTTGAACCAACCGGTGCGCACGTTGTGCCCAGCGTTGGTGGCGCAGCCATTGGCGACGGTGACCGTGCCCAGCTGCTGTACCAGAGCCTTGCGGCCGAGGGTGAGTGGGTTGCGGTTCATTTCTGCTCCATGCAGGCGGCAGTGCCCATATGGCCGTCGTCTTCGAGGATGTCCTCGACCAGATAGCGCCGCTTGCGGTAGACGAAGATGCCGCCACGCCCTACCGCACATGGCACCGAAGCTCGGCGCCAGGTGATGCCGACCGCATCACTGCGATACAGACCTTCCGGCCCGTTGAGCTGCAGGTTGTGGTCGAGCATCAAGGGGACATTTCTGATCACCGTGCCGCCGGGGTGGACGAAATCGCCCTCGCCGTCGCTCAGGGACGCCATGATCACGGCGTCCATGTCGGCGATGCAGTCACCGAAGCCGGCCATGGTCAGATGGTCAGCTCGCGGACGGAGGTCGGGCGGGTGCACAGGTGCAGCGGGTTGGACTGGGCCTCGCCTTCCACGCCTTTGCCGAACTTCATCATTTCCAGCTTGGAGTAGTACGGCATGCCCTCGGTGTTGACCGTCTCCATGTAGTCGGCCGGGGCGAAGGCGCTGATGAACAACTCCGGCACGCCGGTCGGCACCACATGTGCGCGGTCATCCGCCACGAAGGGAGAGTTGCCGATCTTGCCGCGATAACGCTCCCAGGTGATGCCACCGAACTCGAACGGCTGGCGACGATCCCCCAACAGTTGCGCAGCGCGCTCCCAACCCAGGTAGGCCTCGCGCACATTCTTGTGGCTGATGAGCTTTGCCCAGAGCGTCTTACCGCAATAGGCATGGGCGCCGGTACTGGTAACAGTGCCGAGTGCATCTTCCTGGGCATCCAGCACTTCGACGCATTTGGCAGCTACGTCAGTATCAGGGTTCTCCAGCTCCAGGCTGAGGGCCTTGGGGCGGTTTATGCCGAAGCGCTGGAAGATGTCGAACAGCACGCTTTGCCCATCGGCATCCACCACCTTGCCCTTGATGGCGCCGATGCGCTGAAACTCGTGGGTGAGGTCGAGCTGGCGGCGCGCCTTTTCGATGCGGCGACCGACGTAGGCTTGTACCTGCATCAGCTCCGTGAGGCTGCCGACGGCGCGGATGCCCTGGATTTCGTCCGCCAGAATCTGGAAGGTCTGCGGCAAGTGCACGGTGTTGAAGGGAATTAGGCTGCGCTTGTCGCCAGTGACCGCCTGGCCGGCGCTACCGCGAGGTGCGGCTTTGACCAGCGCGAGGGTCATGCCGTCCTTTTCGATCTGCACGACGGTGCTGGGCACGCCTTGCTCCTCGAACAAGCCGGCGGCAGCGATCTGTCCCGGCAGCACGTGGTCTTCGTTGATGACGGTGAGCAGCGCGTCGACGCCGAACGCCTCGTCCTGAAAAATGGTGATCTCGGCCATGTTGGGCTCCTAGTAATGCGAAGCCCCGCAGTCGCGGGGCTTGAGAAGTGGGGTTTACAGCGGCTGGGTTCAGGGGCGGATGATGATGCCGCTGGCCAGCAGGTCGGCGCGTCCGTTGGCGTCCAGGCCGGTGAGCAGCCGCTCGATCACCTCGGCGTCGCGCATCACGCCAACGGCACGTACATCGTTCACGCTGGCATCCACCGAGGCGAACAGGATGCCGCTAGCCGTACGCCGACCATCGTCAGTGCCGGCTTCGTCATAGGCGGTGAACTCACCCAGGTTGGCCAGCACGGCCAGGGTGAAAGCATCGCCTACGGCAAAGTCGGTCGCGCCGTCATTGAGAGTGAAGGTCAGGCCGCCGCCCGTGAATGGCTGGCCAACGGTGCCGGCGCCAACCAGCGCACCAGCCGGATCGACCAATTCGAACTTGCCACCGTTGGCGCCTGCCTCGGTAATGGTGAGCACGTAATCGCCGGTGATGGCTGCGCTGGTGACTGTAACGGAGCTGACGGTGCCGTTGCCGGTGTTGCCGGCGGCGGCGGCTGGGGTCAGGGCGTTGGCGGCAGTGATCAGAGCGATCAGCGTCCCAGCCATGAGGATGCCGGAGCCGGCGGCAATGACCACCTCCTCGCGGCTGCGGGTGCCGTTGGCCTCCGAAAGGAGGAACTCGCCGGCGTACACGCCTTCGGTTTTGATGGTCATGCTTGTTGTCCTCCTTTCGAGGCTTGGTTGCGGCGCCGGGCGTAGACCTCACTCGGCGCCGGGGGTTGGTGCGCGCTGGCTTGGGGGGCATCGTCCAGCGGCGGCAGGTTGCTGAGCTCCACCTGCCCGCTGTTCTGGGCCAGCTTGTCGAAGAGCTTCGCCCGGGCCTGCTCGCCGGTCAGGCCGGCCTCGATCAGCGCCTGGGCCTCATCCGGCAGCTTGGCCACCAGGCAGGCGGCGCGGACGTCCTTGGCGCGATTGAAGTGCGTTTGCACAGCCTCGGCGCTGGCCAGCGCGCTGGCCTTGATCAGATAGCTGACGCAATTGCTCAGGCCGGCCTGCGCGCAGTCTGCCGCGAGCTTGGCGGCCAGGTCGGCAGCTTCCGGGGTGGCCGGTACCAACTCAGGTTCGGGGACGTGCTCGGGTTCGGGTTCCGATGGCTGTTCTACCTCGCCCACCAGACGCAGAGCCGCCTCGGGCACGTTGCGGTAGCGGTTAAGGATCTTGCCGAGCGGCGCGTTGTTCACCAAGGGCTCCGCCTCACCGAAGATATCGTCGACGAAACCGTGTGCCTTGGCCTCGCTGGCGGTGAGCCAGGTGGTGTCGTTGATCATGCGCCGCAGTTCGGCGTCATCGAGGGTCAACGCGCGGTGCTGGTAGCTAGCGACGATGCCCTCGAAGGCCTTGTCCATCATGTCGGCCATCTTGCGCAGCTCGTCGCTGTCACCGGCCATGAAGGTCCAAGGGTTGTGGATCATGAACATGGCGTTGTCCGCCATGGTCACGCGGTGCGCGCCGCACACGGCCACGCTGCCAGCGCTGAAGCACGCGCCATCGATCTGGCCGGTGCAACGCTCGCCCAGCGCGCGCAGCGCGTTGTGGATGGCGATACCGTCGAAGAGGTCGCCGCCGACGGTGTCGAAATGCACCAGCACCTGCGAGACGCCGTCGTCCACTTCCTTGAGGTCGCGGATGAAGTCTCCAGAGGTCACGCCCCAGAAGCCGATCTCGCCATAGATGTAGACCTCGATCGGCTTGCCGCCCTCCTCGCCGGACGACTGGATGCTGTACCAGTGTTCGGCGTTGAGCTGCGGCGCCCCTTGGGCACGGTTGAAGATACGCGGCTGCTCCAGGGTGCTGATGCCCCAGCCACCCAGCATGACCGCCAGCGCGAGGCGGTTGGTCATTTTCATCATTGGGTTTCCTCTTTATCGCCCGCCAGCGCGGCCGTGTCGGTGGTGTAGTCGAGGCCGAGCGTCTTGGCCCGGGCGTTGTCGTCGGCGTTTTCCTGGTCGATGACCTCCGCGTCGTAGCCGCTTCGCAGGGCGTGTTCGCTGCGGCTGGCCAGGCCTCCCTTGATCTCGAGCAGCTTGCCCTGCACGTCCTGCACGGGGTGCATGTAGGCCCAGCCTTGTGGTACCCAGCGGGTGCGCAGGTAGTCGCGGCGCCTTGCCTGGTAGTCCGGCAACGCGATGGCACCGGACAACCAGGCCGCGTCGAGCCATGCAGCTCGCACCGGACGACACAGCTGGAACACGTACACACCGAACTGCAGCTGCTCGATGCGGCGGCGGAACTCGTTCAGCAGCACACGTAGGACGCGGTCGCTGATATCCGCCATATCGCCGGTCAGCAGCTCGTAGGGCAGCTCGATACCGGCCGCAGCAGCCATGAGCTGTTGCCGCATGAAGTCGACGTAGGTGTCCCCCGCGGAGGGCGGGTCGGAGAACACGACTTCCTCGCCTTCGAGCAGCTCCTGCATGGTGCCCGGCTCCATCGCCACCATCGGGGTGCCGTCGGTGTCGGTGGTGAAGGGCTTGCCCGTCACCGGGTCGACGGTCGGCGGACCATCCGGGCGAGGCTTGGTGATGAAGCCGGCGAAGAGGTTGGCCACTTCCTGGCGGAAGAGCACCGCGTCGTCGTAGTTGTCGAGCGACTTGAGACGCAGCAGCACCGGTGCCAGACGCGGGATGCCACGCAGCTGCCCACCTTCGAGGGGCTCGAAGATATGAAGCACCTCGGTTGCCGGGATGCGATGCAGTGCGTTGTAGGTGGTTCCGATGGCCCGCGCATCGCCGGGGTGGTTCTTCCACATCCAGTAAGCCACGCGGCGACCGACCTGGTCGAACTCGATGCCAGCCCGGACCACGTTGCCCTTGCGGGTAACGAAGTTGCGGTCTAGCGGGACGAACTCAGGCGGCAGGATCTGCAACTGCAACGGCACCGCCAGGCCATCCTCCGGCTTGCGGTAGCGCAGCCTGACGAAGCACTCGCCAGATTCTTCGACCATCCGCGCGATGACGCTCTGCTGGCCATAGAAGTCGGTCAGGTTGTCGGCATCCGACTCGTCGGTCCAGTCGCTCCAGAGCTCGTTGATGGCGCTGCGCAGCGCCGGGTCCTTGATTTGGGCGCGGGGGGTGATGCCAGTACCAATCAGGCTGCTGACACGCTTGGAGATTCCGCTAGCGGCCCAGGGGTTGTTGCGCACCGCAGCCTTGGAGCGCTTGCGCAGCGCTGGCAGCGCTGGAATGGCGACTGCGTTGAGCGCTGCCTCCGGCGCGTCCCAACCTTGAGCGCGGCGACCATTGCCAGCGCCCTCGTAGCTGTTGGCCACCTGCAGGCGGGGTGACTTGGCACGGATTCGATAGCCCATCACGCCCCCTTGCCACGACTGTAGAGGCGAATCTGCCGGGGCCGGCCGTCGCGGGATTCCCGTGCCGCCTCGACGGCGTACTGCTCCTCGAGCATGCGCAGGCTGGCGAGTGATGCACGATCCAGACGGCGATCGCCTTTGCTGACGCTCTGCCCTTTCTCCAGCAATTCCTTGATCGACGCCCGGACTTCATCCAGGCGCTGTTGTGCGCTTGCCATGGGGCGCCCTCGTCTCATCGTTTCAGGTAGGCGCTGCGGGATACCCGGCGCGCGTTTGTCGGTGGCGCCGGCGGACTGGCCGCCGTTGGTGGGGTGCGTGATTCGGGCCCGGGGTCCGCTCGAGTCGTATTGGAGACCGGTTGCGCGAACAGGCTGCCCTGGCTGACCGCGCCCCGCAGCTTGCTCCACTCGGCTTCGTGGTACCGGTGAAGGCCCAGAAACTGGGCGGCTGCCTGGTTGTAAACCAGCAGGTCGAGCACTTCGTTGCGTTCGGCCTTACCCTTGACCCAGACTGTGCGCTTGTAGCCCTTCACGTACTGGGTGATCTTCCGCTCTGCCACTGCCTGGTCGTAGAACTCGTCAGGCAGGTCGTTTGAGAAGTGCAGCGCGCCGGGACCGTCGGCGAACGGATAGCGGTTGTAGATCCAGTCCTTCGCCGTGTCGGTACCGATGATCCAAAGCTCGGCGCCCTGTTTCTCGGTCTGGCCGTTGTGCTTCACGTCGACCTTCGACGGGCGCTGAGCCAGAACCGGCCGGCCGGGCTTGCTGGCCCCCTTCACTGCGAACACATTGCGCCAGCGGCGCAGGCGGGTGAACTGGTAGACCTCGTCGGTATGGTGGCCACCAGAGTCGATGGCAGTGGCACAGATGGCCATTTCCACGCCCGACATATGCCGGTACCGACGCTTGAGCTGCTCGTCGAGCGCCTGCCACGTGCGAGGGTCGGCCGGGTCGCCTGGCACCACAGCGAAGTCTACGACCCAACGCTCCATCCCTTCGCCCCAGCCGATCACCAGCATTTCGAGACGGTTGTGCTGCACGTCGACGGCGGCGGTGAGGATCAACGCACCAGGCGGCACCGTGCCAAGCCTGTAGTCCTCGGCGCGGGCTTTCAGCTCACTGGCCTTGGTCATCTCCTGCGCGGCGTCCCATACCAACGCCAGGCGGGTGTTGTAGAACACCTGCATGGGTTCGTTGTCGCCGCGGTCAGAAGCCAGCTTGGCCTTGTCGTACTGTTTGGCCAGGCTCTGCCAGGACAGCCAGCCCAACGGCGAATAGAGCGCGTTGAGGTGGAAGCCCACCGTTTCGCCGTCGCCCTTCGCCGTGGCGCGCCACTCGCCAGCGGCGAGCATGGCCGCCTTGTGATGCTCCTCGATCAGGGCGCCACACTTGAGATTGCAGCAGAGGTAGTCGACGCGTTTGTAGTCGTCGGTCCACTTGAGGTTGGCCCACTCCAGCACCTGGTGCTGGCCGCAGTGTGGACACGGCACGAAGTAGCGGCGTTTGTCACTCTGCTCGTAGAGATCATCGATACGCGAGGCGCCCTTGATCGTCGGCGAGCTGGAGAAGTAAAACTTGGCTTTGCGACCGAACGTGGTGCCGCGCGCCTCGGCCAGCTCAATGGGGTCTCCTTCGCTATCGACGTCAACGTCCCAACGGTCGATCTCGTCGCCGTAGATGTAGCGGGCCGCCAGCTCGGCCAGGTTGGCGGCCGAGCCTGCGGTGGTGCAGTACAGCGTGCCGCCTTCGAACTCCTTGGTGTCGAGCGTGTTGCGGGCGTCGCGCGATCGCGGCTTGGCAACGCGCTCTTTGAGTTCCGGTACCGCCTTGATCGTCTTGTCGATCCGGCTGGACACCCGACGGGCCAGCTTCTCACTGGGTAGCAGCGCCAGGATGTTGGCCGGCGCCATGTGAATGTTGCCGCCGATCCAGTTGAGCGCGATCTGCGTTTTCATCATCTGGGAGGCGACCATGGTCACCACCCGCTTGCACGGGTGCAGCGGGGAAAGGCAGCGCATCGGTTCTCGCGCAAATGGCGTGCGATCGGTGTGGTATTTGCCGGGCTCTGCGGCACCCGTATCCTTCGGGATGCGCTGGTATTGGTCGGCCCACTGGTCGATCCATAGCTCGGGGTCCAGATGCAGGCCCCGCAGGTATGCCGCCCGGTACGTGGCGGCACCGTCGGCATACGGGTGTTGCATGGCTAGTTCGGCTCCTTTGCCCCCTGCTCAAGCTCGGCATCCAGTTGAACCAGGCTGGTTGCGTCTTCGAGGACGCTGCGCAGCAGCTCGGTCAGGCGACGTTCCATTTCCCAGGTGTCCGTGATCGCGACCAGCTCTCCAGCGGCTTTCGGCGGCAGACCCAGGATCAGATCGCGTAACGTGCGTGCGGTGTTGAATGCTGCGAGGTCCACAGCCTTGCGCTCGACCAGCTCGCCACGGCCTTTCAGGAACTCGTCTTCGGCCAGCAGCGCTAGGTAAGTCTCTCGATGCGCACGGGCCTTCTGGTAGGAGTCGCCGCCAACAGTTGCGGGAGGCTGCGATGGTGGGGCGAGAGGTGTGACCAGCGCGTGAACACCTTTCTCTGCCCGCTCGCGCTGGTGACGTTCGGCAACGCCTGCCTTACTCGGGTCAGCCGTTTCACCGAGTAGCGCGAGGGTGGCCTCGACGTCGACCTTCTTGCCGTCCTCAGTCAAAACCAGGCGGCCCTGCTTGCCCAGTTTGGAAACATACGGCCGAGACCAGCCGCGGCTATCCGCGAACTCAGCCTTTGTCATGACCGTCATGAATTCACCTGTTAACCGAAACTCGCCGTCGGGTTAACCCAATTAACTCGATTAACTAACTTCCAACCCCAGCCACTAGCGCGAAAGCGGGGCCCGAATTACCCGTGGTGGGATCACCAGCCAAGGGGCCCCCAGCGCATCGCGCCAGTGGCTATCACCGTCGGCGTGTGGCCAGCGCCCGCGCCATGGCTTTCTCGAACTCGATTGGCAGAACGTCCTGGGCAACAGCCTCAGCGGTGCCGAAGAAGTCGAAGCGCTTGCTGTACGACGGGCGCCGACCGAAGACCAGCACCATGCGGATGTTGTTGCGACTGCCCTTGCCCCAGCCCAAGCGCTCGGCGATCCCGATCGGGGTCCGCCCTTTGCGGACCAGGAAGTACCGGCGATTGCCCTTGCGCCGGCTGCGCGTGCTGTCGGTGGCGTTCGCGTCATAGCCCTCTTGAGTGAAGAGGCCAGCTCCAGACAGGATCTTCGTCAGCCTCCCGCGCCCGATGTTGCCGTGCCGGTCCAGCTGCAGCTTGTCGCCAGGCAGCACGTACCGCCCAGACCCGAGCGCGCCGCGTCGGTGGAGCATCTTCTCGGTGCCCTTGTAGTCGCGGCCACCGCCGTAAATCTGCGGCGCGAGGTACTCGGCGGCAGGCGTTCCGCCGGCGTCCGGCTTCTCATCCTTCAGCCAGACCCGCGCCTCCATCCGCTCCTTCGTCGCCGGCTCGATGAAGACGCTGTTCAGCGTCCACCGGGTCGGCCGATCGAACACCGACATCATCTCCTCGACCAGCGCCTTTTTCACCTCCTGCGCAGCGGCGGTCAGCGACAGAGCAGCCGCGAACGGCAGCTGCTCACGCTCGAGTCTATCCAGCGTCTGCAACCGCTCACGCATTCCAGTGAAGGTCACTTTGATCATCCGAACGCCTCACCGTACCGAACCCGCCCGCCTATCCTGCTGCCGACGCTCCACCCCATCCCAGCCACCCGGCCGGAACGCGCCGGCCAGATTGCCGCCGCTCTGCCACACCGCCCAGGCGAATACCGCCAGCAGCACCACCAGTGGCCAGGCCATGGCAGGCACACGCAGCTCGCCGGTCAGGATGTAGATCACAGCCGCACCGGCGCAACCCATCACCATCATGGCCAGGCACGACACACCGCGCCGAAACCGCGCGGCACCACGGCGATAGGTGAACAGCCGCACGAACAGCACCAGGCAGATGAGGAACGTCACCTGCGTCAACAGAGCACTAACCATCCGCGCCTCCGTCACTGATCGATGGCACACCACGCCGGCGGATCGCAGCCAGCGCCAGCGTCACCACCAGCACCGCCGCACCGAACGCAGCCGGGCCGGGATAAGCGAATGGGCGAAAGCCCCAGAACTCCGCCTCCACGATGGCCGGGGCGAACTGGTAACCCATCACCGCCGACACCAGGAAGAACAACAGCCGCTTCCAGATCGGCAGGTCATGCGTCGTCGTCACGTATACCAGCGCACCCAACAGCGCGCCGACAGCCGCGTCGCCGTTCACGCCAGCCATGAATCCAGCCAGGCCAGCGCCGGCAGCACCTGCCACCACAACGCCTGCCGTGGTGCTCGTTGGCTCTGCCATGCAACGCCTCCAGCGGCACAAATGAAAAAGGCCCACCGTTTCGGGTGAGCCTTTGAATGGGTGCCCTCTTGCGAGGGCTGGCCTGCCGGGGAACAGGCCGCGACACAGCACGTCGCTCGGTGGTTATCGCTGCGGGCGCAGCTCTACAACCATGGGCACTTTCTACAGCCGACATGCAACGCCCGCAACCGTCGATTTTTGTAAACGCTGTTCAACACGGTTGAACACACTTGAGCACGGTTGAGCGCTGTTCGCGCCAAACCAACCCGACGAACGGTCATCCAGCGGCGCCCACTTTTCGCAGGTCCGCTGCTGCCTTCACCGCCCGAGCAGCGGCCTTGCGATCAGCCACCCGCTTGCGCTCAGCCCGGGCATTCTCCCGTGCCACGTCGCGCGCCGCCCGCGCCCGCTTCACCGCAGCCGCATGCGCAGCCGTGCCCCGCTCTGCCGCTTGCAACCGCGCCAGCGCCACCGGCCACTCCGCCTGCAGCTCCGCATGCAGCTCATCCACCTGGGCGCGATACGTCCGCATCGAGATGCCCAGCCGCGCACACTGCGCCGCCACGGCCACCGCCTGCGGCCCCTGGCAGTAGCGCACATGCGCCAGCCGCTGCAGCACACGGCCACGCGATCCGAGGCCCAGCGGCGCCTCCTTCGCCATACCGTCCAGCGCCATGCTCACCGCCTGGCTCGCACGGCTGATCGCCACCGCGCACTCCACCAGCGACAGGCAGCGATGCCCGCCCACGCCGCCCGGCGCATCGTCACCCATCCGCCCCAGCGGCGAGGCGATGGCCACATCCAGAGCAGGGTCCACAACCTCACGGCCCCACGCCTGCAACAGCACCTCCATGGCCTCGATCATGCTCTGCCCCCCAACCCGACACAAAACCGCCAACCCAACACAAACCCAACACACTTAAAACCCTTATAAATCAATGCCTTCAAAGCAACTGTGTTAGGTGTGTTGGGTTTGTTGGGTTTTTCGGTCCTCGCGTAGCAATTTTTTCTCGCCTCATTCGCCCCGTTCAGCGGTTGCAACAAAACACACGCATGCGCGCGCGCGACGCCAAACCCAACACACCCAACACACACCCCGCAAAGCCACGCAGTTTCTGGCCTCCCGCTGTGCTGGGTTCGCAAACCCAACCCAACACAACCCAACACACCCAACACACATTCAGCCGTACTCATGCCGCAGCCCCCTTCAAGTGGTCCCAGCCGTCCACATCCCAGCCCGCCAACTTCGCACTCGCCCGCCAGGCCGCCACATGCTGGCCAAGCGCCGCTGCGCTCACAGATGGGGGCAGGGAAGAGTCCGGGTCACTGGGAAAGAAGAACGCCCCGAATCGCCGGTTCGTCCCCTCCGTCCAGGGGATCGACCTCGTCTTCTCAACCTCGGAGCTGATAAACAGGCTGAACTTCGTCTGGCTCATCGCATGTTCACGGTTGCGCTGGCACCACTCGAGGAACAACGCATACAGGTCGGTCGATAGGCATGCGCCCCAAAGCTTGTGCCCCAACTCCCCGTGCTGCCACTGATGGAGGAACGTCTGCCAACCCGCCCGCGAAAGCGCCACCAGCCTGCGCCGTGCTTCGGTGTGCGGTGGCCGCGTGCGCTCATTGAAGTCGCCCAGGTCCACATCCAGCAGCCAGCCATAAAGCGCCGCTACCCCACCGTTCGCCAGCTCCCGGCCGATCGCCTGCTGCCGCTCCGGCGGCAACGTCTCCTGCGGCCACATCACCAGGAAGCGCCGGTCACTGTCACTGATCGGCCACGGCATGATCTCGTTCGAGAGAAACACCGCATTCATATGGTTGGCTTCCTCCCAACCATTGATGAACTTCGACTCCATCCGCACCGTCTTGCCGGTAATCAAGTGCTTGATCTTGCCCACCTGGTTGTACCGCTGATCGCGCGAAACCACTTCCTCGAACACCGCCCACAGCTTCCGGCTCTGCCAGGCGTTGAAGTTCGATTCCAACTGCGTCTGCCCCACCGTCGCCGCATACGGCCCATACAGCGCACCCAGCGTATCGGCGAACAACAGGCTCTTGCCCGAACCCTCCATCACCGAATGCATCAGCACCGCCGTGTCCAGCTTCGCGCCCGGGTGCTGCAGCGGAAAGGCCAGCCACTTCACCAGCCAGTCCAGCGGCTCAGCCTCGTGGTTGCACAGGAACGAGATCAGCCAGCGCAGGTTCTCGCACGCCGCGTCATCGCGCACCGGCTCCAGTGGCAGCCCCTCGAACGTATTGATATACACGGCCGGGTCCTTCGTCATCGTCGGGTCGAACACAATGTGGTCCACGTCCACCGTGCGGCGCTCGGCCGAGTTCAGCCACAGCGCATAGGCATCGCCCAGCGCCATCTTCACCGCGCCCTCCGGGATGCGCCGCTTCTTCTCGCGGTCCCACACATCCTTCGTCCCGTCGATGTACACATACCGGTCGATGGGCGTCATCCCCAGCGCCGTGGCCTTCTTGCCCGCCATCCGCCGCGCCTGCTCCAGCTCGCGCACCGTATCCGCGCCGATCAGCTTCTTGCCCACGTCATCCGCCCAGGCCTTCGCCAGCGGCTTCGTCACCAGCGCCTCGAACGCGGTCTTCTTCATCACCGCTTTCTTGTCCTGGTCCCAGACGTGCGTCGTGCCCTCCACCAGCGCAAACCGCCGCAGCAACTGCTCCGCCGTAAAGCCCGCCCCCTGCCCCCCGTTGTCGGAGGAGTCGGCCGGCGCCGCGACTTCGGCCTCGGATGGGGTCGGGGAAGGCACACCCGCGGCCAGCGCAGCCTCCAGCTGCTGCGTCACGGCCTCCAGCCCCCAGCCCACATGCAGGTCATTCCAATCCATCAGGCAGCCTCCCCTGGCATCACCGGGAACACCGCAAAGCCGCCCACCTCGGCAGCTGCCGCCTCGGCCTTCATCCGGCCCGGGTTGTTCTTCACCGCCGGGTCATCGTCACCGGCGATGCCGATGCGGATAGTCGGGTTCGCCTCACGCAATGCGCGGCACACCGCAGCCAGGTTGCCGGAATCGATCGCCACGGCAACGGGCATCTCCAGTGCCATCCACACACTGGCCGCTGTCGCGTAGCCCTCGGCCACGAACAGCCCGCACTCCTCGACCAGCGAGCCGATCAAGTGAAAGCAACCCGCCTTGCGCCCGTACCGAGGGAACAACTTCGTGCCCTGCTCGTTGATCGCCTGCAGGCTCCACAGCTTGCCCGCCGCATCGCGCAGCGGCACCGCAATGGTCCCGACCTTGAACATCAGAAAGCTTATGGAGTCCGGCCGCGGCTTCGGCAGGCTGGCGAAGAACTCGCGCACCTCGCTGCCCACCCACACATCGCAGCGCTGCCGCTCGTCATCGATGGAAAGCACAACCGTGTAATGGAAAAAGCCAACGCCAAAGGCCCCCACCTGCTTGCGGGCGAGGTAGGGGCTGTCGCCCTGGGGCTTGCAGTGCTTCGTCCAGATCAGCTCGCAAGCCTGCGCGACGGCCTCGCGCATCACCGCCAGCCGCGCCTCGTCCGCCTCGATCTCGGCCTGCCGCGCCGCCCGGCGCTTTTCGGCCTCAGCATTCAACTGGCGCTTTTCCTCGGCCGTCATAGGCTCGCGCCGCGGGCTCCAGCCCTTATCGCGCGCCAGCTTGATCACCGTGCCCATGCCCGTGCCCGCCTTGCGGAACGAGCGCCACACCGTCTTCGCATCGGCGGCCTTGTAGCCCTCCCCCGTTGCGCTCCAGGTATCCCACGCATCGAACCCCGCGCCGCCGAACTCGGCCTTGATGCCCATGCCAACCTGCAACCAGGTCTCGCGGTCATCGGCGGGGATGTACTGCAGCAGCTCGGGGAGATCGGCCAGGGTGAGAGGTACGCGTTCAGACATTTGCTGCCTCCACGCGCTTGAACTCGATGACCCAGACCCAAGGGTTCGCATCCCAATCGCCGCCAGTCTGCCGCCAGAGCTGGGCGAAAGCCTGCTCAGGCCGCTGGAACGCCTGGCCACCAGCGTCCGTGGCAAACCACATGCGGTGGTCGCGGTGGATGCCCTCGGCCGCCGCCTGCTCGTAGGTGATGGCCTGCAAGCGCTCGACGCGCACGTCGGTAATTTCCAGCAGGATGCGTGAGGCCCAGCGGGGCATGTGAATGCTCGGTTTCCACGCCGGCTGCTCGCATTCGTACGGAGCTAGCCCATCAGCCGCATAAACCAGCGTCCCGTCACCGCGCGCTTCGTCTAGATTCAAATCCGCAGGCTTGAGATAAGGCCCGCTGATCACCTCGAAGTGGTCGCAGTACCACGTCTCCCTTACCCACAGCCGATCACCGGGCCGCCCGAACGGCGACACGATGATGTCGTGCTCGAACTTGCCGGAGTCAGGGTAAATCTCGCGGCGGATCAGCAAGCCAAACTTGCCCTTCTTCGGGTGCGCACTGGTGATGGTGGCCATAGGATGCTTCGGGTCGACGATCTGCCAGCCATTGGCCATCTGGTTGTTCAGCGCGCGCCGCGTCACCGTCTCGCGGCCTTCCAAGATGGCGCGGACCATCGCGCTGTTGAACAGAATCGGGCGTTCCTTAACCACGGCGCACCCCCGCACTCATCTTGTCAGCGAACGCCTGGCACTCGGTGCACAACCGGCACCCCCTCACCGCCTCGCGCCGGGCCAGCGGGATCTCCACGCCGCACTCCTCGCACTCGGCCAGGCTCACGCCCTCGTAACGCACACGGGCGGCAATCGCCGCCTCCCGTTCGTCCATCTCGCGCTGTTGCGCCATCTCGAATGCGCGCTCATCCATGGCGATGCTCCTCCATGGCCTGCTCCGCACCGGCCACGATGCCGAGAATCTCGCTGATCATCCGGTTCGCATGGCCGCGCAGGGTCTCGACTTCGTGCGGCTCCCACACGTTGTCCGCGGCGCCGTCGTGCAGGCTGCCGACGAACTCGCCTTCGGCCTGCAGCAGCTTGCCCAGCGCCTTCAGCGCATCGCGCGTCGCCGGTACCGGCGTCGGCCGGAAGCTCACCACCCCATACACCTGCTCGAACCACGCCAGCACGGCCGGGCCCTGCACGAGCGCAATCACGCGCTCCACATCGTCCGCATGCAGGTGGTGGTCAGGGTAGGAACAGGAAAGGCGCTTCTGAAACGGGCCATACGGCTCTTCCAGAATGGCGCAAACGGCCTTGTGGCCCCCACGGATCGCCTCACGGGCGTCCTTGTCGATAGCCGCTTCCAGAGTGGTAAGCGGCCCGTGCTCAAGCGTAGTCGCGCGCATTGGTAGTAAACCCCGCTGGCTACCATAGCCATAGGCCAGGCTTGCGCCCTATCCTATGGCCACAGCAGCAAAAACCCCGGTGATATACGTGCTGTGTCCCACCGGGGAGGCTGTTGAGGGAGTCAGGGGTGGTACCCGTCTCCCGGACCGCTGGGTCAAGGCCGCTTTACTTTGGTGAGTGGGCGCCTTGATTCCAGCCTCTACATCCACCTGCCGCCGTGGCGTCAGGTTTGTTGCTCCTGGCCCTTGGGCCTGCCGGCTCCGGTCTGCTGGTGAGGCTTCCGGAACCGGCCCCCGCCGATACTGAAACTGTGCTGTGTCCGGCGGGGTTGATATCGAAATCTCGCCGCTGTGTTACGCGGCAACTGGCTCACTCGGCCGCGCGTTGTTGCGAAGGTAGGCCCAATCGATGTCCGGCCGGGTTTCTTCACAAGGCACAGCGCCGCTGGTTTCTCGGTCAAGCGCGATGGCCAGCGCGGCGTTGGCTCGACGGTTGCCATAGGCCACCTGCTTCAGCTGCCCAAGCGTTGTCTCGCAACGAGTCGCTAGCGCGAGCTGCGCGTCCTTTTCCAGCGGTTTGATGTAATCGAGAAGAGTCATGGATACCTCCGAATGGAGGCACATTAGCAATCGCTAACGACTATAGCAATAGCAAACCGTAATTTACAGTTTGCTAACACGGACGCACCATTCGAAAATGGATATCTACCAAGCCCGCATAGCCGCGCTGAAGGCGCTGATCGGCGAATCATCGCTGAGAGACTTCGCCGACCGGCACGACATGGACCCTTCCTACCTCTCCCAAATGCTCAACGGGCATCGGAACATGGGTGAGCGAGCGGCTGCGAACATCGAACGCAAAATGCACCTTCTGCCGGGGACGCTTACCAGCCCAGGCCATGGCGACGCTCCCGATCCTGGCAGTGCCGCGTTCTCTGTCGCAGCCCAGCTAGAAATGGCCAGCAGCCACGCGGTCGCCGAGTCGGGCATGCGTTACAACCAGCAGAGGATGCTTCCCGTGATCGGCTACGTGCAGGCGGGCGAGTTCTGCGAAGCCGTGGACAACTTCCAACCGGGCGACGCAGACGAATGGATCGAGGCAGGCGGCGCCGCGGGCCCGCGCGCCTTTGTCCTTATCGTGGAAGGGTTCAGCATGTACCCCAAGCTGGCCCCCGGCGAAAAGGTCGTGTTCGATCCGGACCAGCAATGGGACGCTGGCAGCATCGTGCTCGCCAAGCGCCTCAGCGACCAGTCAGTGACCATCAAGCAACTCTGCCGCGAAGGCAACGAGTGGTTCTTGCACGCCACCAACCCTGACTGGCCCGAGAAGTACATCAAGCTGAACGAAGAATGGATGGTCTGCGCCAGAGCACGGCGCAAGATCGTAGAGCTCTGACCCGCGAGGGACCGCATGAAGATCTACCGCCACCCAAGCGAGCCTGAGCGCACCGGCCTGAGCTGGGCCGAAATCTGGCAAGGGCCCGACCGTGGCCTGATCCGCTCGTGGGAAATCGGCCGCAACACCGCCCATCAAGACCCGGAACTGGCCGCGCGCTGTCGCGCAGGCGAGCTGCCACCCTTGGGCTGGAAAGGCGGCGGTACGCGCACCCTGAAGAAGCGCACCCGCTACGGCTCCTTGCACTATCTCGCCACCTGGCAGGGCCTGCAGGGCAAGCCACTGGACATCGATCCGAACGACGAAGTCACCATCGAGTGCAGCCGCACCGAAATGATCGTGACCTTCACGCCTGACCAAGCGCTGCTGGCGGGCCCAGGGAATGAAACCGACGACGAAGGAGAAACAGATGGACCTGCACAGGGAATTCGAGAACAGTCGCTTTTTCCATCAGGCACGGATTGAGCGCCGCGCCGCCGATGAGCTGATCGGCATGAGTGCCGGCCTCATCGCCGACGGGACCATAAACCAGAAAGAAGCCGAGTTTCTCAAGGCCTGGATCGAGACCAACCTCCCCCACCTGGATGACCCGGTCGTCAACATCATCTACCGCCGGCTGGCCAACATGCTGAGCGATGGCATCCTGCAGCCTGAAGAAGGCGCCGAACTGCTCGAGCTGCTACACAAGTTCACCGGGCCCACGCTGGCCACCACCAAACCACACGTAGCCCCATCAACGCTCCCGCTATGCGACCCCGCGCCAGACATCACCTGGCTTGGGCGCTGCTTCCTCTTCACGGGCACGATGGCCTTTGGCCCCAGAAAGGACTGCGAGACCTTGGTGCTGGAGCGCGGTGGCCTCATAGGCGCCAGTGTCAGCAAGAAGGTGCATTACCTGGTTGTCGGCAGCGTTGGCAACGACCAGTGGCTACACAGCACCTACGGCACCAAGATCAGAAAGGCCGTAGAACTGCGTGAAGCCGGCGCTCCGCTTTCCATCATCAGCGAAAATCACTGGCAGGAATGCCTGTTTGGATAGCAAATTTAGCATTCGCTATTGCAGTGATGATTAGCGCTTGCTAATGTTCGTCGCGTACCCACTCACCACGGGATCGCGACAATGGACACAGCACAGCACAGCAGCACCCGCTGCCCGGTCTTTCTGCACCCGGCAGCGGCATCCAATCCCTCCACCGTTGCAAGCATCCAGCGCGCCACCGGCCAGCTGATCGTGCTCACCGGCGGCCGCCCGCAACTCAGGCAGCACCGCCCCTCCTTCGAGAGCTTCGGCCCGTTCGGAGGCGACTGCGCATGAGCACCTTCTCCCTCACCAAAGGCAGCGCCGCCGCCCTCGGCATGCTCACCAGCCAGGCCGGCAGCGAAACCCTGCTGCTCACCCAGCCCGCCCGCGAGCTGCGCGCCGAGCTCAGCATCGAGCCCTTCACCGGCGACAGTGGCGACCAGCTGCTGGCCGTGCTGTTCATGCGCGAACAGCGCCACAGCATGACCCTCCAGCGCAACGACGGCGCGAACGTCCAGCACCTGGCTGACTGGATCGAGGCCGTCGCCAACGGCACGCTCGATACGGCCGAGGCCATACCGCAGCGCGCTGACCCGAGCGACTTGGCAGCTGCCACGGCGGCATTCCACGCAGCCGCCCACGAGCTGAACGCGCAGGCAGAGCCAGCGCCGGCGCAGGATGAACTGGCTGCGTTCGGGGCTTGGTACGTCACGCCGGAAGCTTTCAAGGCAGGTGACAGCAATGGATGGCGTGGCGTGGCGTGGGCGGCGTGGCAGACACGGGCCAGCCTAAGCGCAGAACTGGTGGATGCGCTCGAAGCAATCGTTCGGCAGTACCCGAACCCTGATGTTTCGCATGTGGACTATCGGGTCCACGCGTGCAAGCACGCCGAACATGCGCTGGCCAACTTCCGCGCCGCCCTGGCTACCAGCCCCACCGCCTGAGGCCCGCCACCATGAACCGCACCCTCGACCAGGCCGCCGCCGTGCTCGGCATCGGCCCGCGCAAGCTGCGCGCACGCATGCGTGAGCTGGGTCTGCTCAACCACGCCGGCGAGCTGATCAGCACAGAGCGCGGCCGGGGCCGGCTGTTCGTCGACACCCGCAGCCGCTGGAACCCGGCCATCAACAGCTACACGCACTACGGCGTCGTCATGGCCACCGAGGCCGGCATCGCCTGGCTGGCCGATCAGCTGGGCATCCCCGTCACCAAGAAGGACGCCGCCGCATGACCACCTCCGCCACCCAACACGCGATCGGCGCGCTCAAGCTCACCAGCCTGCACCTGGACCACCCAACGGTGGTACCCGCCAAGGTGCTGCGCGGCGCCTGCTCGGAGGCCATCGCACACCTGCAAGCCAACCACCCCCACGCGGACGACCTAGGCCGCCTCTGGTGCGCCCTGTTCGCGGTGCTGCCGCGCGGTTTCCTACCCCACGTCACGCTCACCCCGGAGCCGGCCGCCCCGTTCGCCTGCGTCATCACAGATGGCACCGGCAGCGTGGTCGACCGCCAGGCCGGAAAGACCATCGAAGGCATCACCGAACTGATCCGCCTGCGCCTCCCGGCGGGGCGCGGGGAGGCGCAGCCATGAAGCCACAACCGCAAACCACGCTCGACACCCTGCGCAGCCGCTACGCCGGTAGCTACATCACCGCCGAGCAGCTGCTTAGCGACCACCTGCCGCACATCACCACGGTCAAGCACCTGCGCCGCAAAGTCCGCGAAGGCCAGCTCAACCTCAAGATCCGGCAGCTCGACCCCAGCTCCAACCGCAGCCCCTGGGTCATCTACCTACACGATCTGGCCGACTGGCTGGATCAAACCGCCGCCGCCCAAGCGGCATAACCCGCCCCACCAAGGGCAACCAAAAGAGGCACAGCACGCCATGAAACCCACTGATACCAGCGAGTTCATCAACTCCCTCAACGCCAGCGTATTCGCCCAGCAGGTCGGTCGCGCGCTCTCCGATGTCGCCGCCGGGGTGGTCGACCACGGCAAGCCTGGTGAGGTCACGCTCAAGTTCAAGCTCAAGCAGATCGGCCAGAGCAACCAGGTGACCGTCAGCCACACGCTGGACTTCGTGCAACCCACCAAGCGCGGCAAGAAGCGCGAGGACACCTCCCTCGACACGCCCATGTACGTCACCGAGAACGGCCTCGAGCTGTTCCAGACGAGCCCGACCGACCAGATGTTCACCCGCGAGGAAGCGCCGGTTAAAGCCCGCGAAGTCTGAGCCGCATCACCAAGCCCCACTCACCAAAAGGAAGACACAGCATGTCGCTGAGCAAAGAAGCCATCCAACACATCGAGTCCCAAGCCGTGATCGCGGCAGCCAAGCCGATCACCATTGAGGACGGCACCACCGTGGCGGTACTGCCCGAGAACATTCGCCTGCAGTCGCTGGAAGCGTTCCAGCCGCTGCGCGACCGCTTCCGCGGCACCATGGCTACCCACTCCCTGCAGGACTTCATCAAGTACACCGAACGCCATGACGTGGTGGACGACAACGCACCGGCCAAGGCGCTCGGCTTCATCGACCAAGACGCCATGCGCGCCACCGTCATCTTCAACCTGGGCGAACCCGGCGCCGCTGGTCACGGTGATGACGTAGCTGTGCTCACCCTCAAGCCCACCGCCGCCTACTCCGCCCTCCAGAGCGTGATCGGCAGGACGCTCGGCCAGAAGGAACTCGCCGAATGGCTGGAGGACTGGCTGCCCAACCTCGAGGCGCGAGACGGTGACGCCACCCTGGAAATGCTGCAGGCCATCAACGCCGTGCGACGCATGACCATCAAGGCCACCAGCCAGCGCGACAGCAACGTCGGCGACTTCTCCGCCAGCCGCTCGGCCATGGACGAGATCGAGGCCAAGAGCCAGGACACCCTGCCCTCCGCCTTCATCTTCACCACCGTGCCGTTCGAAGGGCTGGACGTGGCAGATATCAAGCTGCGCCTGTCCGTCATCACCGGCCGCGACGAGCCACTCCTGAAACTCCGGTGGGTCGGGGAGGAAGCCCAGCGCGAAGCCTTCGCCCGGGAATTCAAGGACGTGCTCGAGCAGGAGGTTGGCGGCCTGGTGCCGCTCACCATCGGCACCTTCTCCCTCGGCAAGTAACAGCAACCACCCCGCCGGCCTCACCAGCCGGCGGGCTCAAACGGGACACAGCACATGACACAGCAAACGCTAGAGCAACTGTTAACGGCCCGCGTGGCCGAGTACGCCGCTTCTGATCGCCCACGCGAGCTGATCGATGCTGGCATAGACAAGATGTTCACGGACGTTGTCGACGACGCGTTCCGCTCCTACGGCGATTTCGCCAAGGCCATCAAGGAGGCCGTGAAGGAAGCCCTGCCGGCGAACGTCTCCGATATGTTCGAGCTGACCCGCTACAACGCCCTGATGGCCGAGGCGCTTCGCCAGCGCTGGGAGGCTGCTGCCGTATCCGAGACGCTGATGACCAAGGCGAACGCAGCGATCGACGAGGTGCTATCGAACGAGTTTGTGTCTGGCGAAGTGTCGCTGCGAGAGCTGCTCGAAGCGTTCGTTGAGGACAACAAGGAGCAGGCCGCAGAGGAGCGCTGGAGTCGCCCGGAAATTCGCTTCGAAGACGGCTCCGTCGGCTCCAGCGAATTCCTGCATATCTACTTCGACCCAGAGCCTGAGGATAGCCACCGCTCCGCACACCCCTACCTTTCCAGCAGCCGAAACAACAACGGGCTGAGTCATGCCCTTCATGTCCACATCAAAGGCACGCGCGAAACCGAGGACCACTGGCGGCCACGCGAGCATTTCGGCGACGTGTACTCGGCGCAGCTCGACCAGAAGAAGATTGCCGTCGACATGCAGATCCGCTCGAAGTGGGAACGCATGCTTGCGTCCCTTTACTTCGGCAACGCCACGCTGGTGATCGACTGCGAGCCAGGCGATTTCTCCTACGGATTCGACGACTAATCAACCACCACCCGCCAGCCTCACCAGCCGGCGGGCTTAAACGGGACACAGCACATGAACTTCACCACCATTCAGATCTTGGCCTTCATCGGCGCAGTTGCCGCCATGGCCATCGTGTTCGGCCTCGGCTTCTACGAAGGCCTGCGCAATGGCAAGCGCGAAGCCTTCGACATCGGCTACCAGCGCGGCCTGCACGCCCACCGCCATGAACTCACGCAGGCCCGCAGCGAGGTAGCCGAAGCCAAGCACCACCTCACCATCAGCCGTCTCAACGCCGCCCAGGCACTGGAAGCCACCACTGCTGAGCTGGACGAGTGCCGCGCCAAGCTCGCCAACCTGCAAGCCCGCATCATCACCGAGGACGACGCCAACCAGCTCGTTGCCATGGCGGACAAACTCAGCCTGGCGGCCAACGTCTTCGCCGGCATGGGCTCGCACGACCAGGCCACCGCCGCACGCAAACTCTCCACCAGCGCCCGCGCCCTGTTCGACCGCTACTGGCAAACCCTGCCGGTGATGGAAGTGGAGGTAATGGCATGAACAACGCCATCCACTTCGTGCTCGACCTCGAAACCATGAGCACCGCCCCCAACGCGGCGATCGCCGCCATCGGCTGCGTCCGCGTGCAACAGGGCGAGATCATCGACGAGTTCTACGAGCGCGTTGACCTCGAATCCTCTCGCGCAATGGGAGGCGAGATCGACACACCCACCCTGCAATGGTGGCTCAAGCAGTCGCGCGAAGCCCGCCAGGAAGTCAGCGGCGAGCTGGCCAACCTTCCCATCACCACGGCCCTTTGCAAACTCACCGAATTCATGCACCGCGGCGGCCTCGCCGATGACCAGCCGCTGGTATGGGGCAACGGCAGCAGCTTCGACAACGTCATCCTCGGCACCGCCTACCAACGCGCAGGTATTCCTATGCCCTGGAAGTTCTGGAATGACCGGGACCTGCGGACGTTGCTGGCACTGCACCCCCACGTGAAGCAAGCCATCACCTTCGAAGGCACCAAGCACCACGCCCTCCACGACGCACGCCATGAGGCCCGGCAGCTGATTGCCGCGCTCGAAGCACACGCCGCCGCAGCAGCGACACGGGAGCAAGTAGCATGAGCCGCGACCTTATGCCCGACCACTGGGAAGCCTGGCCATGCCTCGCCGGCGTCCAGCCGCTACCCGCCACCCTGCCCCGCTGGACCAGCGAGCAAGCCTGCATCCACTACCACGCCAAACTGCTGGACCTGATGCAAACCACCCACCGCACCCGTGCCCGCAGCACCTGGGAACGCGCGGACGAAGCCCACACCGGCGCCCCGGCGCCGCAGTGCATGTGAGGTGGCTGCATGGCAACTCAAAATATTGTGAGCGTCTCCGGAGGCAAGGACAGCACTGCAACCCTGCTAGTGGCGATTGCGCTCGAAGCCGAGAATCTTCGCGCCGTCTTTGCAGACACCGGAAATGAGCATCAGCAGACCTATGACTATCTTGACTACCTCGAGGCAGCTACAGGCGTATCAATCACGAGGGTCAAAGCAGATTTCGCCCAGCAGATCGCAGGCAAGCGCCGGTTTATCGAAACCAAATGGCGCGAAAAAGGCGTTGCCGAAGAGGTAGTGGTTGCGGCACTTGAGGTGCTACAGCCCACCGGCAATCCATTTCTCGACCTGTGTATCTGGAAAGGCCGTTTTCCAAGCCGGAAGGCCCAATTCTGCACTATGGAACTGAAGCGCGACCCGATGCTTACCCAGGTGGTGCTACCGATGATGGGCAAGGGCGACATGCTGCTGTCTTGGCAGGGCGTTCGGGCTGATGAATCGCTTAATCGGCGATACCTGCCTGAGTGTGACGAAGTGGGTGGCGGCCTTTTCAACTACCGGCCGATCTTGAAGTGGGACATCCCCGCCGTCTTCGAGGCGCACCGCTATATGGGTATCAAGCCTAATCCGCTCTATAGCCAAGGGATGGGCCGTGTTGGCTGCATGCCGTGCATCAACTGCCGAAAGGATGAGCTGCGCGAAATCTCACTTAGGTTCCCAGAGGTAATCGACCGTATTGATCGCTGGGAGCGGCTGGTGCAGCAGGCAAGCAAGCGCGGCGCGGCGACCTTTTTCGCCGGCTCTAACGCAAAGCATCCAAAGGGCTCAATCGCTGACATGACGGCGATTGAAGTTATGGAGATCGCCAGTATCCGGCAAGCCGTGGAGTGGTCCAAAACCACCCGAGGCGGAATTCACTATGACCTATTCGCCCAGGGGCAAGACGCTTCGGCGTGCAGCAGCGCTTATGGGCTCTGCGAGAGCGACTGGTCGCTGATTCCGCTGAAGGAGGCCTGCTGATGCGCACTGAAATCCAGCCTACATTTTCGGTTCGCATCTACCTGAGCGGCCCTATTGAGATCGCGAAACAGATCGTTCGGGAGGAGTGCCTGCGCGAGGGACTGTGCGTAACGATCGAAAAGACCCATTTCATTTACACCGGGGGCGAAGAGGACGGCTATGTGGTCGGGTTGATCAACTATCCGCGTTTCCCTTCTACGCCAGAGACGTTACGGGCTCGAGCGCGCCACCTTGCAGAGCGGCTGCTATCTGGAACCTTCCAGCACTCAGCACTGCTGATGGACGCTAATCAAACCGAATGGCTCACCATTCGCGAGGCGGCCGAATGACAACCAAGCCCATTGGCACCTCGCAACTCACCGGTATTGCGCTGGCTTATGCCGTCGGCTCTGCGTCAAAGCGCCAGATGGTGCTCCTGCCCAGCGAGTATGGCACTGGCCCTCGGCTGTTCGAGAAAGAGACGCACGGCCTGCGCCCTTTCCGCCCGGATCGCGACCCGGCCGAAGCCTGGGCACTGTTCTGCCGGTACGGCCAGCAAGCGCGCCTCGAGCTGCACTTCCACTACAACGGCGCGAGCTGCCTACAGGCCGGCATACGTGCGGGCCACACCGCAGACCGCATGCTCACCGCAGCCCTGCGCGCGCTGGTCTCGCATCTGCACGGCCAGGCGATCGAAATCCCCATCGAGCTGCTCGATCCTGAGCCGCAGGAAGGTGCAGCATGACCTACTCCATCTTCTTCACTACGGAAATGCCCAACGACACCGCCCAGGTCAGCGGTCGACTACCACGCTCACCGCAGCGCTGGACGATGCAATGGCTGGTCAAGACGCCTGACGGTAAGACCCACGTCGACAACTCCCGCACCATCCAGCACGCCACCTATGAGGAAGTGACCGCGATCATGGGCGCCATCATCGACGACATCAAAGCCGAGATCGGCGAGCTGGCCACGTTCATCAGCTACCGCCTGACCTGCCACGGCGGCACGAAGAAGCATCGCAAGGGAGGGAAGCGGAGATGAACGAGCCAAGCATCGACTTGCTGATCAGGCTGCCCGAGGTCAGTCGCCAGGTAGGCCTGGGCAAATCGGCGATCTACGAATTGATCGCCGCCAACGCCTTCCCCGCTCCGATCAAGCTAGGCCGGTACTCACGCTGGTCGCAGAACGAGGTGCAGGGATGGGTAGAGCAGCAAAAGGCCGCCAGAAAGGCGGCATAAAAAAAAGCCCCGATTAGCGGGGCTTTTTTGACAGCTGGCGCTTGCTTAAGCGACCTTCTTCGCGCTCGTCTTACGCTGCAGGTCGAGCTCTAGTTTGTTCATCAGAGAACCCAACGCAGCACATTCGGCTTGCAGCTTCTTGAGAATCTGACGACGCTTCAATTCATTTTTCATAGAAAGCTCCTTCTGTTGAGCAATTCACACTGACGGTCAAGTTCAATCACATCGTCCGCCTCGATCGCATCCGCGAGAGCTTGAACGTGATCGGCATATTCATGAGCTTTTTCGATGGTCCATTGATCGCCCAAACCATCGCATTCGTCCAGATCACGCATCAATTTACAGATGACGCGCATGCGGCGGGCAATTTCGCCAATAGTTGGGTTCTCTTCCTTAAGGCTCTCAATGCTGAACAACCTGCATTGCCTTAAGACTCTATTAGCTACGTCTAGCACAATTACATAAGCTTGCTCGACGTTTTCTGGCGGTGCGTACTGAATATGACCATCAATGACTGCGAACGTTCCAGGTACTTGAGTCATCACCACCAGCCAGCGCTAAAGGTTAGCGAAAGAATATTGAGGGGCCGCGATTCTACGATCCGCTTAGCGGTGAGTCAAGGAGAACCACATCTACTCAGCCTCCTTGCTCTTGATACTTACGCTGTAGCGACTTGAAGTCAAGCGCCCTGGGCGCTCAGTTTCCAATAATCATGCGCTGTTACCAAGCGGAAGCACTTTCGCCCAATCGGCCATCATTTCTCGCCGCTCACCCAGATACTGAGCATGGTTGTAAGCCGCCCGCGTCTTGTTCCGTTCTGCATGGCCAAGCTGCAGCTCGATAACCTCAGGCCGCCACCTGCCCATCTCATAGAGATGTGTCGAGGCCGTAGCCCGAAAATCGTGGCAGTGCCAGCCCTCCATTCCGAGGTACTCCAACGCGCGGTTGAGGGTCGTCGCGCTGATTGGCTGCGCCGGGTTTCTCAAACCAGGGAACAGCAGTTCACCGGGCGTTATCTGTCGTAGCTCACGCAACAGCTCGACGGCCTGGCCAGGCAGCGGCACCAGGTGCTTGCGGCGCATCTTCATCCGCTCGGCGGGAATGACCCAAAGCGCCTCGTCTAAATCGAACTCTTCCCATCGTGCACATCGCAGCTCAACCGTCCGAGTGAAGAGCATTGGCAGGAGGTGGAGCGCAATCACCGTCACGCGGTGCCCACCGTAGCTGCCTAGCGCCTGGTAGTACCTACCCAGGACCTCGCGGCTCATCGGCTTGCTATGGTTGATGGGTTTGCGCTGAATGGCCCCCTTGAGCGCTGCAGCCGGGTCAGCATCCGCCCGCAGCGTGGCGACCCCGAACCTGAATACTGCGGAGATCCACTGCCGCACCTGCAGTGCGAGCGTAGTCGCGCCACGCTTATCCATGCGAGTGAGAATATCGAGCACCTGCGCTGCGGTAATCTCACGCATCGGCAACCGACCGATCCGCGGGTAAACGTCAGCCTTGAAGGCCCGCTCGCACTGTTCCCGGTAGGTTTTTGTGCGAGTAGCCAGGCGAGTGTCGATCCATTCACCCGCCACCACCTGAAAGGTGTTGCGGTTCTCGGCCAACTGCAGCGCTTTCTCGGTCTGCCTGACATGCGATGGGTGACGCCCAGCCCGCACGTGTTCCCGGGCCAGGTCTCGCTCAGCCCGAGCGGCGGAAAGAGACACCTCGGGGTACGCCCCAATGGCGAAGACGTTTTCCTTTCCGTCGATGCGATATCGATAGCGCCACAGCTTCGAGCCGCTCGGTTTTACCTCGAGGTAAAGCCCACCACCATCGGTCAATTTGAGCGCAGCCGCACCCGGCTTCGCCTGACGAATCTTGATATCAGTAAGTGGCAT